CTATTTCAGTGAACGTTTCCCGAAGCTTGCGCGGCGCAGCACTTTGCCGCTTGCCTTATTCATGTCAATTGGGCCGGCGAGCGCGTCGAGCTTTTCGACCACTGCTCGGCCGGCATTCCGGCTGTGGACGTAGGTCTCCATGAACAGTTTGGCCGTGCGATAGCCGCCGGCGTCCATGGCGTCCTTGATCGACACGCCGCTTTCCAGTGCATTGGTGGCGAACGAGTGCCGGCCGACCGAATGGGTCGATAGCGGCTCAATGCCTGCCCGCGCCGCGACGCGCTTCAGAGCCCGGTTCACCGCCTTCGGGTCGGAATAGAAGAACACGGGCTGCCCCGCCTTCGGGCCCAGCGCGGCAATCCTCCCACACAATTCCGCCGTCAATTCCCTCGGTGACCATTCGTCCGTCTTGGTCCGCTCGAGCATCGCCATCCGCTGGCCAAGGTCAACGTGCTCGCCGGTGAGGCGGACCGCCTCGGACACCCGCGCTCCCGTCTGATGCATGAACAGGACGATGGTTGCCAGGTGCGGCATGTTGCTGCCGTCGGCTTCGGCCATGAACGCTTCGATCCACGCGCGGTCGACGGCCTTGTGCTTTCGGCTCTTTGGGACAGGGAACTGCTTGACCCGGATCGGGCCGCACCAGCCGAGATTGTGCCCGTGCATGACGACGGCCCGTGCCGGCGTGATCCCTTGGCGATTGCGAGTTGCCGGCGCCCCGTTGGGATAGATCGCCGCGGCCGCCGCGCGTATTTCGGCCGGCTTGATGCTGGCCACGAGACGCCCCTTGAAGTGCCGGATCAACGGCGCCAGGTAGAGCGCTTCCCCGCCCTGACGCATGTAGTCGAGCGCGGCTTCTTCAAACGTCCTTACGGCTTCTTCGCCATGGGAATGACGGTTCCATAGCCGGGCCTCGAGTTCGGCTTTGAGTTCTTGCGCGCGGGTTTCGTCGCGAGTGCCAAGGCTGCGTCGAATGCGCTTGTAGGCAACACTTCCGTCTGCGTACCAAATGCCGCCGACGCATTTGAGCCTGAGCCCCTTGCTCCGGGACCGTTTTGCCGCTGGCATGAAATCGCCTCCCTCAACAGAGCGATGTGCTCCGGGTAGAACACCTTCTTGACGCCCCGGCGTTCGTAGTGCGGATGGTCTCGGATTATGTCGACCAGCGTCCGGCGCGCCACCCCAAGCAAGAGCGCGGCGCCGTCCATGTCAACCGGGCGCATCGATTCCGCCCAAGTCGGGAGCGCGATCATCCGTGCCCCCACGGCAGCGGCACGCCGAACAGCCAGTGCCGGACATAGGCGAGACCGATCGCCAGCAGGACGATGCAGATCCCTGCGACCATGATGTAGCCGTTGCGGGCAAGAGAGCGGGTCATGGAGCAGCGCCGATAGCAGCGCGGGCCTTGAGGAAGGCGATGCAGAGGGCCAGCGCAGGCCGGGGATTGGAGCCAAAACGCGTTTGCCGCTCATTCTCAGCGAATGAGGTTCCGGGCCAGATACGCGTGGAGCATCTGCCAGAACTGGACACGGTTAAGTCGAATCCCCACCCCGGCAGCTCTCGCTCGATCAGCCCCACGATGGCGTCGAGGGAAGCGGTATATCGAGGCGGATGCTCTTCTCCGTCTTCACGGGTCCAGCTATGATCGCCCCAACGCCAGTAGTCATCGGAATTCGGGTCGCCAGGGACTTTCCGCTGCCAACCGGCAGCCTCGGCGAAATCCCGGTCCAGTTCCCGGCTCGGGCCCTCCGCGGTCTCGAGCCGGCCGATCAGTTCTTCATTGCTCATGGAGCTGCCTCGATCATGGCGCGGCGAGTGCGCGGCTCCAAAACCGCGCCAAGCATGCCCTCGTGGATCGTTAAGAGCCACTCGCCGCCCTCGGCGCGCCAAGTGAAGACGACGGCTTCTCCGCTGTGCATGAAAAGCTTGGGAGCAGGAGCGCCGATGGCTTCGAGGAGGTCGGCGAACTGTAGTGCGGCTTCCCCGGTCTTCGGGGCCACCTGCCACGGGTCGTCCTTGGCGTCGTCACCTATCGCTATCTTGCCGATCAGCGCCCTGATGGCGTCCCAGTCAGAGCCCGGCTCGACCACCTTGAGCCCATTGGCGGCAAGAGCGGCGAGGATGGCAGCGGAGAGCGTTGCGGCAGAGCCTGCCTCGAACACGATCGGCCAAGCCTTGCTGCCCTGCATCGCCCGCGCAATGATCGTCTCGACATCAACGCTCATCGTCGGCTCCTTTGCGAACGAAGCCAGGGATTGCCTCGAAATCGCCCGGCCCCATGTTGTCGGCCGCTTCCCATCCTTCGGCCGTGCGAGTGAAGTCGCCGGGACGCGGATCGTACAAAAACGACGTGGATTTGATGAACAGCGGATCAAAATCGCCGGGCAGAGTGCCGATTTGCCTTCGGTGCTGGAAGACGGCCAGCGGCTCGGCTGAGACGGTCTCGCTGATGCCGTATGCCTTGAGCATGGCGGCAGGGCCGTATGTCTCGACGTCGCGCCGATCGAAGCTGACGCGCTGACCGTTGCCGAGGTCATAGGTGACGGTGTTGTTAATTCGGTCCGAAGGCAGGTCAAGGCGCTTGATCATCATCGGCTCCTTTGGATAGGGCGGCGCGGGCCTTTGCATCGCGGCGGCGCTGTAGCTCGGCCATGCGCCGGATCAGGCCCGGCAGATCGGCAACGTGGCGCGACCAATGGTCCGGTTTCGGTTTGATCCATGGTTTCGCCATTTACCTCTCCCCTCCTGCGTCGGCATTGTCTTTGGTGAAGGCGACTGCGCGGGCCTCGGCTTCCTGCCGATCGTTGCCCATGGCGATTTGGCCACGCACCCAGCTTTCGCGCTGTGCCTGGCGCTCGGCCTCTTGCTGCTCCGGTGTTAAAGCGTCGAAGCGAGCTTGCGCCTTGACCACCAGCTCCGCCAAGCGGCGGTCCCGCTCTTTGGCGTCGGGCGGATCGTTGAACAGGTTGCCCAGCTCTCCGGCACCGCCTCGAGTCGTCGGGGGCCTGGTGGTGAGCGTAGTCAGGCTGGTGATGCCAGGCGGCGACGCGTTCGGCGCCGGATTGCGCCAGCCGCTGATCAGTTCGAGGTCGGCCGGGATCGGGCCGGCCTTGTCTCGCACCTTGGCGATTGCCTCGGGCGTAATGTCGTCTTCGGCGTCGGGTGCGGGAGTGCAGTGATCAAGGATTCCTTGACAACTGGTGGTGATCAAATCGCCCGTTTTCTGGCTCAAAGCCCCGGAAACACTGGGCATCTGGGTGGTGTCGGCATCGGGTGCGGGATGGGAGAGAAGGGCGAGGATGGCGTCGACCAGCTTCTCGGGCTGCCAGATCGGCGCCAAACGGGCGGGCTGCTCCCACTTCTGCCCGCCCTCATCCTCCGTCACGAAGGCTGGGGTGACGCGGGTGTAATCTTCCACAAGCTTCAGCGCGGCCCTTATCCCCGCCTCTTTGGCGGCGGCGAGAGCGTCGGGGGCGTAGAGAGGGACAGTGAACCCTTCGTGGTGACCATCCGCCCTAAACTCCCCAACGGCGCCGCTCACCCACGGCCGGTCATTGATGATGTCCGACAATGCTTCGGGCGTGATCCACGCCACCGGCGCCGCGTCCACTGTGTCCTTGGGGTTAGTCATCGGCATCCTCCGCGCGCTCGTCGTCGTCCAGCGCCTCAATGTCGGTCTTGATCTCGTCTCGCAGCGCTGCAAAGCTGGCGCGCGTCACCGACCGGGGCACGCTTTGATCGGCAAATAGTGCGTGAAGAGCTTTTTGAACCGCCGCGAACAGGTCGTCGTGCTTGCCCATCACTGCTCTCCATCATGGGAGGGAGAGAGGGCGACGGCGGCTTCCAGCCCAGCGGCGACCAGTTTGTCGTCAGGCAATGGCATCCACCACTGGTGCCATTCGGGGTCGAAGCCATCATCAAGCGGAGTGCCGCAATAGGGCGGCTCCTGAAGCGGATAGTGAAACCAAAGGACGTCGTACATGTCCTCGGTCCAGTCATCGATATGGCGGAACACCGGGAGCGTCTTCGCCCCCAGCCCCTCCCGAGCGAGCGCGAGGATGGGGAGAAGGGCGGCGAGGAGGTCGGCTGCGTCACCATACGAAAACACCGCTCCGCCTTCTCGGGAGTAGTCAAACAGCCCTAGTTCATGCTGACGACGCAGCTTTGGCGTTGCCGCCATCGCCAGCGCCTCCAGGGCATTGATATCTGTCTCGGTGGTCATGATGCTGAGGACTCCAGCTTGGCGAGGAGGGCGGCGGCGCGCCGAAAGTCAGCGGCTCGAAACGCCTTGGTCGCTGGCATAATCGGTGACGCCCCACGGGTCGCTGCGGCGCGTTCGATGAACGCTTCGGCTTCGGGGGCAAAGGCCGCGAACGGCTTCAGCACCTCCAGCGCTTCGGCGGCGAGCCGCTTCGCCTCATCTCGCTCTTTTTTCAGGTTGGCGACGTTCTCCCAGACCAAGAACTCATCGTTCTGGCCGAGGCTTTCGCCGATGCCGGTCAGTTCGCGCTTGTACATGTCGCGCCACGTGGCGGCCTCATCCCGCTCCCGTGTCAGCTCCGCTTTCTCGGCGGCGAGGGTGTCGGCTGAGTTGAGCTTCTCGACCACTTCGGCCGCGAACCGCTTCTGCTCGGCAGCGGCGACAGCGGCAGGCAGGTTCAGGCCGCCGCTGCCGTTCCCGGTGAGATAGCCCCAACCGCGCACCTCGAGGACCATGGTCACGCCGCCGGTTTCGGCCGGGCCGTAGATGAAGCATCCGTACGGATCGGTGGTGTACGGACCGTGCAGCCTCGCACTCACATCGCTTGCGTTGGTCATGGACTTCGGCTCCATCGCTTGGCGCTGCACCAGGGCGCATGTCGCCTCGAGCGCCTGGTTGAGGTTGTGAGTGCCCGGCCGACGGCGCCGGAGAGCGCGTCCAGATCCGATAGGAGTTGGTCGGGGTGCTCGAACGCGGTCACTGGCGAGCCCTCAGCGCTTCGTCACGAGCGACGTTGAGCTCCGCCATTGCGGCGTCGGAACCGCCGGCGTCGGGATGGGCCTGCTTCGCCTTCGCCGAATAGGCGGCGCGGATAGCGGCCTCGCTGGCGTTCTCATCGACGCCGAGCACGGCCCACCAGTGCCGCTTGCTGGCTGGCAGCGAGACGAAGCCCGAAAACATTTGGGCCATATCGGCGACGCCATAGCGCTCGATCGCTCTCGTCGCTTCGATGTGCTTGGCGATTGCCGCGATGTTGTCGGCTACCCGATCGTAGGTATCGCAGGGCAGGCAGTGGGGCTTGCCTTTGAGGTGGAAGTACAGGGCGACGCCAGGGTCACGGGGCTCGGCCTGCCCAGAGCGCGGGAGCCCGTCAAGGCGCGTCTCGACATTGGTCGAAAGCACGTACTGGCTAGCGCCGAACGCATCGATCTCACCCTGAAGGCGGCCGATTGCCTCGGCAACGGTAAGAGCTTCTTTCCATCCCTTCGCGCTGGTTTTGCCGAAGGCCGCCCGCTTCCTAAATGTCTTGCGAGGCGTGCCGGCCGGCCACTGGAGGGGAAATGCCTGCGTCATGACGTCTCCTGGCGTTCGCTCTTGCGGACGATGGGGCGGGTCGCGGTGTGCTGATCGTTGCCGTTGCCGAGCGGGCGGCCTTTTGCGATGGGCTGCCGTCGCTCCTTCGGCTTCCGCGGCTTGGCGGGCCGGTCGGCAAAGCTGGGATCGATGTCCCGTGTGACGAACAGCAGCCCTTGGCCGACGCGCCGCTCGATGGTGTCCTGAAGCGCGCGGAGGCCGTAGAACAGCCAATCCACTTCCGAGAGATATTCGCCGCTCGGCAGCTTTGCGCGGCGGTCGAATACCTCGTGGCAGGCCCAGCAGCAGTCGCCGCCCGACAGATCAGACGCCTTGACGCTCTTGCCGGTGTGCCGGTCGCGGATATGCGCAAAGACCGTCGTTTCGCCGCCGCCAGTGCACACGCCGGGGATCTGAAACACGCAGGGTTGGCCGCGCGAGCCGTCGATGTAGCGGCGGGACCGGATAGCGCTCACGATGACGCCAGCCAGTCTTCAAGATCGATCTGCGCCTCTCTGCGACGCCGCGTGATGGCTGCATTTTTGGCGTGGTGCTTAGCGTCCCACGACAGATGGCAGCGCTGGCAAAGCGCGCGGCAACGGGCAGGATCGGCGTGCGTCTCGTCCCAGTCCATATGCGCTATGGTCAGGACGACCTTGCTCCCGGTTATCGGGTGCGCTTCACCGTTCGCGGCTCGGCAATCTGGATATTGCGGCGTACCCTCACAACGGTTTCCGGCCCGCTCGAGCAGCGCGGCCCTGAACGCGCGCCATTCTTTCGAGCGGGTGCTACCGCCGACGTATCGGGCCATCTTCTCGGGGGAGATCGGCATTACGCTGCCCTCCGCTGCTCGGCGTCAGCAGGAAGCCCGACCAGATCCGAGCACCAGCCCAAAACCGCGTCCTTCGACTGCTGAAAGACCTTCTTCCCCATGGCGCGGTGCGACTGGCTTTGCGCTGTCCAGATCGTCACCGTGGCGGCCTCGACCTTAACGACGGCATACGTGTCGGCCGGCGCGACGAACGCTGCCACGCGGCGCGCCTCCGCTGCGCTGGCGCACACGATCGACCGCTTGTCCGCGTAGCCGTTCGCGATCAGCGCATGCTTGCGCAGATGCTCGGGCGTCGGAAACTGCTGCTCGAGCGTTTCCGGCAGGCTCAGCCAGAGGTCGTGAAGCGTCGCGAAGTAGTGCGCATGGCTGGCGCTCGACCGCTCGTGCTGCTCGACAAGTGCATAGCGCTCGCCGGCGACGAACAGCTCGTCGGCAAGGTTGGCCTGGTACTTCGTGGCAGGGACGAAGGCTTCGCCGTCCCATATCGCGACGATCGGGCGTTCCATCAGATTGACCGCACAATCTTGCCGAGCCACTCCGGGCTGGCGAAATGCGCTTCGCGCTCGGCGAGCGCGCGCCTGGCATCGGCCCGCTCGTCGACCGTGATGTCGGCGATCGCCACCCGGCGCCGGAGGGTTTCGATCTGGTGCGGCATGGCCGTTTCGATCGTGTCGATGAGGCGTCTGGCGGTGGTCATGCGAAGTGTCGACCGGGCTTGTTGGGCGCCGGCCGATCCCTTTACGCCGCAGCAGCGGCCCGGAAATTCTGGTAGGTGCGGATGGATGCGACGAGCGCGTCGAGCTCTTCATTGAAGGCGTCGACGGCGCCGGCCAGCTGGCGGATGTAATCCTCGTCGCGGTAGACGCGGACGATCAGCGGCGGCAGCTTCGGCCAGTAGCTGACGAAATCCCACCACTCGCGTTCGGACACCCATAGGGAGCCCTGCACCTGGGCCCTGTGCTCCGGCGGCAGGCCGCCGCGCTGCAGCCGTTCGATCTGGATCGCCGGCAGCGCCGTCTTGATTTCGAGGCCGCCATCTTCGCCGATCAGGCTGTCGGGGCTGCACCCGGCGCGGCCGTTGCGGATGAAGCCGACCTGCAGCGGATCGGCGTCGTGCATGAAGGCGTAGAGGCTGCGCGCCTCGTCTTCCATGGCGTGGCCGCGCTCCATGTGCTGGTTGCTGTAGCTTTCGGCCACTTCCTCGGTCATGATTTCTCCGGCCAGGTCGCGCAAATACCGACTGCGCATCTTGCCTTCGCCCTTGGCGAGAATATCGGCGAAGCGGCTTGCGGTCGGCAGCCCGAGCCGGGCGGCGTACCAAGCGGCCGATCCCTGATCGGCGTCGAAAACCTCGATGGCCATCACTTCGCCCTCCGCTTGAGTTCCATGATGCCGATGGCTTCGGCGAACTTGCTGGCTGGGAGGTCGGGCAGGGCCTCGACCTTGAAGTGGGCGCAGAGCTTTTCGATGTCGCCACCGACTTCATCAGCGACCTCGCGGAGCTTGGCGAGCTGTGCGTCGTTCACGAGCGCCGACCCGGCGCCGGATTGCGCGCCATCGTCGTCATCGCCTTGTTCCGCGAGCCCGCAAACGGCCTTGAAAGTTGCTCGCTCAAGATATGTGACGGTGCTGATACGAGCCTGCAGCGCGTTCTTGGCGCCGCCGTTATCGGGCGGTCCGCCCTGAGCGACGCTTTTCTTGCCGCCGAGCGCGTGCTCGATTGTGCAAGTGACCTCGATCCAGTCCTTCTCGTCGCGCGTGACACTCCATGACGCACTCAGCCCATGCTTTGACAGGGCAGGCGTGGCCGCGTTGACGAACGAATAGAGTTCAGCGTAGCGCCTCCCCTTGAGCGGCCCGTCAGCTACTTCCCTGGTGCGCAGGACAGTGATCGCCTCCGACTTGAACGCGGCGAAAGCTGCATTAAAGGCTCGCTGCGCTTCGGCCGCCGCTAGCCGGTCTGCCGTGTCGAGCATTCTTTCGACGGCCGTCAGATCGGCGCCGCGAGCGATGAGCTGATACGCCATCTGCATGGGCGTGAGCGCCATCGACGGCGCCGGATCGGCAGCGTCAACGAGGTTGAGCGCGGTCGTGTCGCGGGCAATAGCCTGAAGGGCGGTCATCGATCATTCTCCCGGTCGAATTTCCGTCCGGCCGCCTCTGCGATGCGCATGGCTGCTGCCGGATCGGTATGGCGAAGGCTGGCGAGGGCGAGGAGGTCGAGCGCCGTCGGCTCGGGCTCCGGCACAGGGGCCAGCTCGAACGTGGCCGTCATCACCGCGTCTAGTTCCCGCGCTATGGAATAGGGGGTGTCGAGGTAGTGGATGGAGGCGGTCATAGGATCGATATCCCGAGGATCACGCCGAAAAAGATCGCAAAGCCGACGGCGCCGGACAGCGCGCAGGCAACGATAGCGGCGATTAGCGCAAGCTGGATCAGCCCGAGCATCACGCGGCCTCGCTCTGTTCGGCGATGCGCTCGACCCGATAGCCGAGCGTGGCGGCCAGTTCGTCGGCAAGCGTCTCGCGGTAGGCCAGCGGCACCATGTCGATGTCGCCTTCGCCGGCCCGGATCAGCCGAGCGTCGACGGCTTCCCGCCACCAGGACACGGCCATCCATTCGGTGACGTCCACCATCTGGGCCGTCGTGCAGCCGGGCCCCATGAACACGCGCCAGACCGTGGTGGCCCAGCTGGTGGCGCCGCAGAGGCCGCGCGCGGCGCCCTCGGTGCTGTAAGTTTCCGCGACCGTGCGGTCGGCGCTGAGGGCAAGATAGAACCGGGTGGCCATGGCTCAGGCCTCCACCGGCTGGAGCCGCGTCGCCAGCCGCTTGCGCTCGGCCCGCAGATTGCGTTCGCGGTCGCCGATGTCGATCTGCAGCGGGGCGTACGAGAGTCGAGACAGCTCGCCGTCGATCTGGTCGATGCGATAGGCGGCTGCCTGCGGGGTGACGGCGCCGAGGGCGTCAGCCTCTGCCGCCGCGCGCTGGGCTGCGTACTGCAGCTCGCGGAAGTTGCTCTGCGCCTGGGCGACGCAGAACCGACGCTCGGCGCCGATGAACTTCATGTCGGCGGCCAGCATCTTGGAGCCGGCGGCCGTGTTGGCCTTGCGCTCGTCGTAGATCCTGCGGGCTTCGGCCATGATGTCGAAGTCGCGCACGGCTGCCACGGCGTCGAAGAGGTTGGCGGGTGCTTCCATCGGTGTCCCCATTCTTTCCGGCGCGTTGCCGGTATCGATGGGGAGGAATGTAACAGTTTATGCTACATCGTCAAGCCAGAATGACGCAAAAAGTGTTACACATAAACTGCTGCGAAAAACGCGTATGGACTCGCCCGCCTAACCGAGTCTCTATGTGCCGGGAGAACGGATGGAGAACATCGTGGACGAAGTTTCGGAGTTCATCGTCGCCGGGCCGGCGGGGCAGGGGATCGCAACGGAGCTGGCGGCCGAGCGCCTCAAGGCGTTTCTGGCCCAGCGCTTCCCGCACTACTCGTTTCGGGTGATGGGCCGGTCGCCTTTAGGCGATGACGACGGCTTCACGATCGTGCCGATCATGAACCGGGCGCCGAGGCCCGAAGATCATACGGCGAACGACGTGATGTACATGCTGAAGCCGCTCGACCCGGGTGTGATCCCGCAGATCAGAGCGGCGCTGGGGGAATTCCGGATCGAGGCGTCGGCGGCGAACTAGACGATTTTGAAGGCGTGCAGGATCGACACGGTTGCTACAATGACGCCCAGCACTCCGAAATTGAGGGTGACGACCTGCCAGGTCTTGGGAAGACCGGTCAACGTCCCCTTAATCTCGGCGACATCGCGCATGATGATCTTCAGGTCGGAGCGGAGCTCCTTCCCGTCGTCCTCGAGCCTTTTCACGCGCGCTTCCATGTCGCCAAATGTGCCATCTCCTCCCCCTTGGTTCAAGGGAGGGTAGCCCGGCGCTCTCCTTACGTCGTTAAGATTCACCGGATTTGGCAAGTCCACGTCTCCACGCGCTCATGATTTCTACTGACAACGGCCTAATTGTAGCGCACCCATCGCACACCGCAAAGTACGAGAGAAGCACCTCATCCCTCATAAGGCTCCAAGTGCCTCCCATGAAGGCGATCTGCGGGTCCTCGAACTTATGCTCTATTCGCAAAGGTGTGGAGCAAATCGAGCAATTCGGAGAATGACTGGCCAGAAATGCCTTCACTTCGGCGACTGTGAATTGGCGTCCGTACAAGTCCTCGAACGGCCCGAGCATCTTTTTGGGCCCTGGATCGCCAACCGGTTCCGGTGTGTCATCGCTCATCCGGTCTACCGCCTTCCTACGTAAGCGCTGATCTTCCCCAGCACCTTCACCGCCGCCAGCTCGGTCTCGACCTTGTCGTAAGCCGGGTTGTCCGAGATGATGGCCACGCGCTGGGGCACCGTAAACATGATGCGCTGGAGCCGCTTCACCTGCGGCGGGCTATCGCCATCCGTGATCAGGTAGACGCCATCGGCCCGCATTTCGGTCGCCGAGAGGTCGATAATCACCCGGTCGCCTGGCGCGTAGTTGGGCAACATGCTGTCGCCTTCAATGGCCATGACGATTGCTCGAGCCGGATCGCGTACGGCTTCCCGGAGCCAGCTGTCCGGAAGCAGCCATTCATCGAGCACCAGGTGAGACGAGATGACGCCGGCCGCGCCAACCGGGATCACCACGATCTCGCCGACAGCCCCTTCGCCCGCGCCTGCCTTCACGTCGAGCTCGGGAATGGCGCCGGGCACCGCCGGCTCATAGTGTTCGCGGTCGTAGCCGGCGCCGGCCGGCGGCAGGTCGGGAGTTATCTCGTTGCCAGCGTCGTCCAGCGGGACGCGCACGTATTCGCCCGGCGCCAACGGCGGCCGGTTCAGCATGAGTGCTTCGACGGTCGTGTTGAGAAGCCTGGCCATGTGCTCGGCGCGGTCGCGCTTCAGCTTTGCGTGGTCTTGGGCCAGCCGATTGATCGTCGCGCGGGAAACGCCAAGGAGCTCGGCCAGTTCCTCTTGGGAACTGATCTCCGAGGCCTCGAGGAAGGGTTCTAGCCAGTTTGTCTCGCGCGTCACGGGATAGGTTATCCACACGGCGCCCGCTCGCCGCTATGCCATAAAATGTTACACTGCGCTTGACAGCGATGCGGTGATGTAGCAAATATTGTTACATGACCCTTGCCGAGTACATCCGCGAGACGACCACTGTCACAAACTTCGCCAAGAAGCTGGGGCGGAGCCGGGCGCAAATCCATCGCTACATGCTCGGGAAAAATCTGAGCAAGCCTGTCATCGAAGAGATCTGCGCCGCGACAGAGGGGGCCGTGCGCCCTGCAGATTTCTTCAAGACCGAGGCGGATGCGGCATGACCCGTCCCTATCCCGCCGACATCCGCGCCATTGCGGCCCGCGCCATTGAAAAGTGGGACCAGGAGGAAATCTCCTTCGAAGACGCGGTTTGTTGGGGCATTGCCGAGGACCGGGCGACGCGGCCTGTGCCCCCAAAACTGAGCCATCGCCAGCGTGAATGCCTGTCGTTGCTGAGCGGCGGTCGGATCGTGTCGCCGCACGAAATCGCGTCACTCTGCCCCGGCTCTCAGGAGCGGTACGCCCAGCCTCTCATCAACCGGCTGCGCCGCAAGGGTATTGCGATTTCCAATATCCGTGGGCGCGGCTGGCGCCTCGAGCGGGCGGCTTCCGATGGAGCCGTGGCGGCATGAACTATGAGGCCATCCTCTTCGTGCTGGCGATGGTGACAGCCATCTCGAACGTGGTGACCGCCGCGGTTCTCCACCTGAACCTTAGACGCACCTTGCGGGATCGCCCCTCGAACTCCTCGGGGCGGCGATGAACATACAGGTGAACCGCCCTGTGCGAGAGCTGGTGGACCGCGGCGAAGCGCCTGCTCATCTCGGCGGTCGTCTTGGCCTCATCGGCCGGAAACGGATCGCGGAGTCTTGGCGCCCCATCCTTTCCTGTCTCGAGGACCTTGTCGTCGGTGAGGATGCCGGCCCGTCGCATCCCGGTTTCGGTCGCAGAAATCAGTTCGAGCGGCACCTCGGAACGGTTGTCGATCGTGATGACGATATGCGTCCAGCCGGCGACTGCCTTGAGTGGCATGGCTTCGGCGAAGATCGTCGGCTTCGGCTCTCTTTGCGCGGCAGCCGCCAGCATCATCTGACGGGTGCCGACTATTGCCGACCAGGCTGCCGCCCCCGCGGCGACGGCCGCGAAGGCAAAGGTGCCGATTGTCCATGGGTCGGGCGGATTCGCAGGGCTCGTCATGCCACATCGTACTGCAATACGGCTGGGCATGTATCCTGTGGCATTCCACTAGTTCGCGTCATGAGCGTGCACCCGTACGCCGACGCCAGGGTGGGGCTCCCTGTTGGCGCGCGTCGGCGCGCGGCTGCACGCCCTCAATTCCTTTTCCGCGATCGTCTGAGCTGCCAGGCCTTCGATCGCGACCATTTCGATTTCGTCTCTTCCGTGGGGCTCGTTGCTGACGACCGCAACAGAACCACGGACCCGACTGAAGCATGTTCAAGAAATCAGAGAACGAGATTCACGCCATGAGTGTTGAGGCGGCATCCGACTACACACGCCGGATGGTCCAGCGCGAGGCGCGCGGGCCCGGCGATATCGAGAACGCGTTGCGCCGCCTCGAGCAGCGCTACGGCATCGGCTTCTGGCAGCTGTGGCACCTGCGCACTGGCCGGGCCAAGAGCGTCGACACCAGCCTCTATGCCCGCATCCGGGCGGCGTACCTCGATATGTGCCAGCAGCAGGTTTCGGCGCTCCAGCACGAGATCGCAATCGAAGAGGCCAAGGGCAATGATGATCTTGCAGATCTTGAAGCTGAGGCTGCTCGCCTGGCTTCGGAGATCGCGGCGAAGAAGGCGGCGCTGAACGCCGTCCCGGCAAACGACTTCACCGACGCGCGTCACCCGACACGCAGGTAACTGGCCGCTCTGCCCTTCGGGGCGGGGCGGCTTTTTCATTTTCAACAGGGGCAGCAATGGCCGACTACGTGAAGAACGGGTTCGAAGACGACGACGCGCTGGCGCTGCTTCAGGACATCGAAGCGCTGGAGGCCAAGAAGGAATCCATCATGGCCGCGGCGCGGGGCGAGTGCGCCGGCGTTGCCAAGCAGATCAAGAACAAGCTCGCCGAGGCCAAGGAACTGAACATTCCGCGCGCCTCGTTCAACGGCTGGCGGAAGCACCGCAAGCTCGAGCGGCAGATGCAGGCGATCGAGGCGTCGATCCCGGAGGAAGAGATCGAGGTCTACCTCGACGGCGCCGGCCAGTTCTCTTTCCTCAGGCCCGCCGACGACGAGGAGGGCAGCGAGCCCTCGGGCGACGACGAGGCCGCGTTCGACGACGAGGCCGAACAGGCTGAGGGCGAAGAAGCTCTCAACCAGGTGCACTGATGCACGTCATCGGCGCGGACCCGGGCATCACTGGCGCGCTCGCCGTCCTCGACGGCGAGGGTAACCTTGTCGAGGTCTTCGACATGCCGGTCTTCAAGATCAAGGGCAAGTCGAAGATCGACGTCCATGCCGTTGGGAAGTTCTTCTCCCGATATGCCTCGGACGGTCGCGCCGTCGTCGAGCTCGTTGGCGCCATGCCGGGGCAGGGGGTGTCCTCCATGTTCACGTTCGGCTTTGCGGCCGGCGTGCTGCATGGCGCCATCGGCGGCCTGTCGATCCCGCTGGAGACCGTCTCGCCGCGGACGTGGAAGGCGCACTTCCGGCTGGGCAAGGACAAGGACGAATCCCGGCAGCGGGCGACCCGCAGATGGCCGTCTGGACCGTTCTCGCGGGTCAAGGACGGTGGCCGCGCGGAGGCCGCGCTGATCGCCCTCTACAGCATCGAGACGGCCCGGACGGGCTCAGTTCCGGAACCGATGGAGTTCTAGACGGTGAGCACCTGGATCAAACCCGGCGCGAAATGCGTCTGCATTGACGATCGGCCGGAAAACCCGCGCTGGCGCGGCACGACGGTTGTTCAAGCCGGCCAGATCTACACGGTGCGGACCGTCGAGTTCACCCCCAACGGCAAGTGCGCCCTGACTTTCGTCGAGATCATCAATCCCAAGACATTCTGCGATGACGGCCTGGTGCACGAATGGGGCATTAACGCCAGTCGCTTCCGTCCAGTCGTCGACCAGGCCGATGACCTCGCGCTGTTCTCCCATCACCTCAACCAATCCAAGGAACTCGCCTGAAATGGCCGGAGACCTCAATCGCGCATCGCTTATCGGTCGGCTCGGCAAGGACCCGGAGGTCCGCAATACCGGCGCCGGCAAGCCCGTAGCGAGCTTCAGCATCGCCATGTCCGACAAGTGGAAAGACAAGAACGGCGACGAAAAGGAACAGACCGAGTGGCATCGGATCGTATGCTTCCGTGAGGCCACGAGCCGTTTCCTCGAGCACTACGTGAAGAAGGGCGACCAGGTCTACGTCGAGGGTCAGATCAAGACCCGGAAGTACGAGAAGGACGGCGTCACCCACTACAACACCGAGATCGTCATCACCGACTTCAACGGCGAAGTCCGGAAGCTCGGTTCGGCCGGTGAGGGCGGCCGCGCGGCGCCTGCCGAAGACTCCTACGGCAGCACCAGCACGAGGCCTGGCAAAAGCGCCCCGTCCGGCGGCTCAGCCGGCAGCTTCGACGACGACTCCATCCCGTTCTGACATGATGGAGCTGATCGTAGACAGCTTTGCCGGTGGTGGCGGCGCGTCGACCGGGATCGAGATGGCCCTTGGCCGGTCGCCGGACTACGCGATCAACCACGACGCCGAGGCGCTGGCGCTGCACGCGGCGAACCATCCCGCCACGGTCCACCTGTCCGAGAACATCTACAAGGTCGACCCGATGGATGTTGTCGGCAGGCGGCCGGTCGGGCTGCTGTGGGCGTCGCCGGACTGCAAGCACTTCAGCAAGGCCAAGGGTGGCGCCCCGGTCAAGCGCAACATCCGCGACCTCGCCTGGACAGTCGTGCTGTGGGCAGAGCGCGCGAAGCCGCGCGTGATCATCCTCGAGAACGTCGAGGAGTTTCAGGGCTGGGGCCCGCTGGTTCAGAACGCCAAGGGCGAGTTGATGCCGTGCCCGGACCGGCGCGGCGAGACCTTCAAGGAGTGGATCGCAGCTCTCAAGAAGCTGGGCTACGTCGTGGAATGGCGCGAGCTTCGCGCCTGCGACTTCGGCGCGCCGACGACGCGCAAGCGGCTGTTCGTCATTGCCCGCCGCGACGGTCGCAAGATCGTGTGGCCCGAAGCCACGCACGCCGCGCCGGGCAAGGATGATCGGCTGCTGCCCTACCGCACGGCGGCGTCGGACGTCATCGACTGGTCGATCCCGTGCCCTTCGATCTTCGACACGTCAGAAGAGATCATGGAACGGTATGGCGTCCGCGCCGTCCGCCCGCTGGCGGAGGCGACGCTGGCGCGCATCGCCAAGGGCGTGAAGCGGTACGTCATCGACGCGGTCCGGCCGTTCATCGTCGACATTGCCCATGGCGAGATTTCGCCCTCAGGCGCGAAGCGCTGGGGCAGTGGCGTGAAGTCCGCGGACGTGCCGATGGGTAACGTCACCGCCGGCGGGGTGCAGCAGGGACTCGTTGTTCCGCACGTCACCAAGTTCCGAAATGGCGCGGTCGGCACGGACGTCGGGGAGCCGTTGCCGACGGTCACCGCCAACAGCTTCATCAAGCGGGCCGGCGGGGCTGCCCCGCTCGGCATCGTCGCGGCTGTCCTGTCGCAGGCTCAGCAGGGCGGTGCGGTGCATCCCGTTGACGAGCCACACCGCACCATCACCGCCAGCGATAAGGACCAGAACCAGGTCGTCGCGGCACACCTGTCCGCATTCTATGGGCACGGCAACGGCTCCGACGACCGCAGCGCCGATGTCGCCGAGCCAATCCGCACGGTGGTCACCGAGAACAGGCACGCGGTCATTGCCGCGACGATGGTGCAGACCGGATACGGCGAGAGGGAAGGGCAGGAGCCTCGGGCACTCGACATCGAGCGACCGCTCGGCACGGTGGTTGCCGGCGGCGCGAAGCACGCTGTTGTCGCTGCCCACGTTCAGCGCCAGTTCGGCGCCAGTGTCGGGCACGCTGCCGACGAGCCGAGCGCCACCGTCACGGCGGGCGGCGCGGGGAAGTCTGCGCTCGTCTCTGCCTTCCTTGCCAAGCACTACGGCGAAGCCGGCCAGCGTCCCGGCTCCGCGCTCGACGAGCCGGTGAGCACCGTCACCACCTCTGACCACAATGCGCTCGTTTCTGCCGGTCTGCTCAACCTCAAGGGAAGCGATCGCCGCATGGCGGACGTCGAGGGTCCGGCTCCCGCGGTTACATCGCAGGGCAACCACCTGGGCGAGGTGCGTGCCTTCCTGATGAAATACTACGGCGTCGACCAGGACCCGCAGCTCGGCGAGCCACTCCACACTGTCACCACTCGCGACCGCTTCGGGATCGTCACCGTCGAGGGCGAGCCCTATCAGATCGTCGATATCGGCATGCGGATGCTGACGCCTCGCGAGCTGTTCAAGGCCCAGGGATTCCCCTCCGACTATGAGATCGAAACTGGCGTTTTTGCCGACGGGTCGCGCCGGACGCTGACCAAGACCGCCCAGGTCCGGATGTGCGGGAATTCCGTCGCGCCTCCGATCGCAGCTGCCTTGGTGCGTGCCAATTGCGCCGACCTTGCCGCGCCGCTGGAACACGAACAGGAGTTGGAGGTCGCGTGATGGCCTATCGATATCCAACCATCAAGGTCGACGGCAAAACCAAGCTGAAGCACAGGCACGTTGCTGAGCAACGCCTTGGCCGGCAGCTTCGTCCCGGCGAAGAAGTGCATCACCGTGACGAAGACACGTTCAACGCCTCACCAGATAACCTCAGGGTCATGGATGGCGAGGAGCATCGGCAACTCCACGCGGACGCTCGTCTGATCCATCCGAGGGAGAAGCTGTGCGCCGTTTGCGGTGCCGTCTTCACGCCTCACCCGACCAAACGGAAGCGAGCCCGCACCTGTTCGCCCCATTGCGCCAACGTCCTTCGCTCCCGCACCGAGCGGGAGACGAAGCGCCCGCCGATCGCGGCAGCGCTGGTCGCCGCCAACTGTGCCGACCTGGCTGTTGCGAACAGGGAGGCCGCAGAGTGAGCATCCACCCCGTCTTCGACAAGGCTGTCGCCTACGATGCCGAATTGGACCGTCGCATCGAGAACGCCCTCGTTGCGGTAGCCGCCGCGCGCGACGAGAAGCGCCGGGTCAAAGAATTCCTCGAGCTTTGGGCGTATTTCGAAGGCCTCCCCCAATCGCTCCCGCGGCCTGCGCCCTCGGGCAAAACGCTTGCCAAGAACGAGGGGGATGGTATCTCCGCGCGCAACGACGAACCGCAGGCAACTGCGCAGACGGGAGCGACGGAAGTCGCTCCGCCATACTCGCCCACCGGGAGCGAGGCCGTCGAAATCCCGGCAATCATTCCCGAGCGCGAGGGCGATGACAGCTCGGTACTTTCCAAACCCTTCGTCGATGCCCTTCTCGACAAGTTTGTGGCCTTCGATCCCGAGTGGCCCGACGACGTGAAGAGCAAATGGTTCGACGACTACGACCGACTTCGCGAATCCCATGCGAAAGCATCCACAGGCAACGCCGACAACCTCGCCGTCCGTGACGGCCGGGAGAGCGACAGCAGGGCTGTCGATCAGGTCGGGTCGGGAGATGCAAGTAGGCTGAGCGACGGCAGCGGCTCCGTCGCATCTTCTTTCGCCGCCGTGCAAGAGGCCATGGCCGAAGCGATCAAGCCGACACGTGCTGATCGCATTCGAGCCTATCTTGCCGATCATCCCGACGCCCCGGCCCGCGAGATCGGCGACGCGCTCGGACTGGATCCCAAGACCGTCAACAAGGTAGCGCGCAAGGCCGCTCTTTCCATTCGCAGGCTGTCGCCGGAGGAAGCTCTCGAAAAGAAGCGTCTCGGCGGGCAGATCGGCGATAAGCCGACGGGCAGCCCTCGGCGCGATAAGTTGGCAACGGCGCACCGGGAGCATCCCGACTGGTCGGCGACGGAGATCGCCCTCGCGACCGGGGAGAGCGTCAGCTACGTCTACGTCACCGCCGAAGCCATGGGCCTCGTGCTCCCGAAGAAGAAGCGCGTCTACGCCCCCAAGCCTGATGCCGCCAAGTTCGTGGCGAAGCCGGTAGAGCAGCCCGATCCCGCCCCGGCGCCTGTGGCCGTGCCGCAGTCGCGCCAGCCGGCGCCGCCCGCCGCCGAGCCAGCATTTGAGGACAGCTATCCGGACGAGGCTTACGTCCATCCATCCGTCGCCTGCCTGCCCATTCGCAAGTCAAAGGCGTCCTTCTCGCTGAAGGACGTCGCCAGCGGCCTTTACCTCGAGCAGAGCCTGACGGTGCTGCCCAACGGGTCAATGAGGCTCACGTCCTACGCCGACTACGCCTGGCGGGGCACGCGCGACCAGCTCCATGCAGTGCGGCTTAAGTTCCCGAGGACGAAGGAGATGAAGCTCTACCCGGTGCCGGTGAGGGTCAAGGGATGACTGACTACAACGACTTCCTTGCCAAAAAACGCATGGTCGATCCGGCAACCGGGGTGGCGTCGGTCCCAAGTCTGCCGGCGTTCCTCTTCCCTCACCAGAGCGCAATTACTGCCTGGGCGCTTCGCCGCGGGCGGGCTGCGATCTTCGCCGGCACCGGGCTCGGCAAGACGGTCATGGAACTCGTGTGGGGCGCCGAAGTCGCTCGCTACACGGGCAAGCCTGTTCTGGCCTTTGCGCCGCTTGCCGTCTCGCAGCAGCACATCCGAGAAGCCTCGAAGTTTGGCCTGTCCGCCAAGATTGCCCGGGCGGCCGAAGACGTCGAGGCCGGCGTCAATGTCACCAACTATCAGAAGATCGAGCACTTCGATCTGAGCCAGTTCGGCGGCATCATCCTGGACGAAAGCTCGATCCTCAAGAGCACGGACGGCAAGTACCGGACCAAGCTGATCGAGGAGTGCGCCAGCGTTCCGTTCCGGCTGGCGGCCACCGCAACCCCCGCTCCGAACGACTTCATGGAGCTCGGCAACCACGCCGAGTTTCTCGGCGTCATGTCCTATACCGACATGCTCGCCACGTTCTTTTCGCACGATGGCGGCGAAACGCAGAAGTGGCGGATGAAGGGCCACGCCGAGCAGGACTTCTGGCAGTGGATGGCGTCGTGGTCGGTGATGATCCGCACACCATCGGATCTGGGCTTCGAGAACGCCGGCTATGATCTGCCGCCGCTAAGGCAGCAGCAGCACATCGTCGCGGCCGACTACGCGCCGTCCCTTGATACGGGCTTCCTTTTCCCAATGGAGGCCAGGTCGATGCAAGAGCGCCTGGCGGCCCGCAGGGACACCGTGGACGAGCGTGTCGCCCTTGCCGCGACCATCACCCCGACCGACCGACCGTTCGTGTGGTGGTGCAACCTCAACGCCGAGAGCGAGGCGCTTGCGAAGGCTATCCCTGATGCCGTGGAATTGCGCGGTAGCGATGACGATGAGGTCAAGGAGCGCAAGCTCAATGACTTCACCGAGGGGCGCATTCGCGTGCTCGTCACCAAGGCCTCGCTGACCGGGTTCGGCATGAACTGGCAGCATTGCCGGGATACCGGGTTCGTCGGTCTGAACGACAGCTTCGAACAGGTCTTTCAGGCAGTTCGCCGGTTCTGGCGCTTTGGGCAGACGCAGCCCGTCAACGTTCACTTCATCGCCGCCGAGACCGAGGGCGCGGTCGTCGCCAACCTGCGGCGAAAGGAAGCCGATGCCGATCGCATGGCCGCGGCGATGGTTTTGCACATGGCCGACCTATCGCGCGCCGAGGTGACCGGCAGCGTCCGCGTCGTGCCCGATTACAACCCCACGCAGCCGATCCGGCTGCCAACTTTTCTCACGAGGGCAGCATGATCAAAGCCGTCGATCAGGTCGTTACTCCCGACTATGGCATCTACCAGGGCGACGCCTGCGAACTCATCCGCGCCGTCCCGGCCGAAAGCGTCGATTTCGGCATCCACTCGCCGCCGTTCGAGGGGCTTTACAAGTTCTCGAACTTTGATCGCGATATCAGCAATAACGAGGGCGGCACGTTCTGGGAGCACTACGCCTTCCTGATCCAGGAGCTCCACCGCGTCACAAAGCCGGGCCGGCTGCATTCGGTACACGTGATGCAGTTGCCCATGTCGAAAATCCGGCATGGCAACATCGGTATGCGCGACTTCCGCGGCGAAACCGTTCGAGCCTATGAGGACGCCGGCTGGATTTTCCACTCCGAGGTCTGCATCTGGAAAGACCCGGTTGTAGCGCAGCAGCGCACCAAGTCGATCCGGCTTCTTCACGCTCAGATACTGAAGGACAGCACGATCAGCGGCCAGGGGCTGGCCGACTACGTGCTGACGTTTCGCAAGCCCGGGGACAACGCGGCGCCGGTGGATGGCCCGTTTCAGTCCTACATCGGTACCGGGGTGGACGTGAGCGAGGAAGCTTACGCCAACGAGGCGGCCCGTTTCCAGGCCGAGGGCCGTGAGCCATGGCCATACGACAAGTGGAAGTCCATTCTGGTGTGGCAGCGCTATGCCTCCCCGGTCTGGATGGACATCAACCAGACGCGCACCCTCCAGTACCGCGGCGGCAGGGATGAAAAGGACGAGGTTCACATCTCGCCGCTGCAACTCGATGTCATCGAACGGTGCATCGACCTTTGGTCGCTGCCCGGGGAGACGGTCCTGACGCCGTTTCTGGGGATCGGCAGCGAGGTCTATTGCGCGGTCGAAATGGGCAGGAAGGGCATCGGCTTCGAGCTAAAGCCCAGCTATTTCAGCCAAGCGGTCCGCAATCTTGCCGAGCTTCACGCCGCTCGCACTGATGACCTGTTCAGGGCCGGTGCAGCATGAACGTTCACCAGCCGATAGCGCGTGGCGGATGGACCGAGCAGCGGATCGCCGACCTGATCCGGCTGCACGCTGAGGGGTTTTCGGCCAGCCAGATCGCTGCCGAACTCGGCGGCGTGACGCGCAACAGCGTCATCGGCAAGATTCATCGGCTGAAGCTGCCCCGGACGGGCCGCCGGCCGGGGATGGTCGCCAAGCCGGCAGCGCCGAAGCCAATCCCCGCCGCTCGCGCGCTCCGTGGCAAGGGTCAGCCGAAGGCGCCCGCCATCCAGCACCGGCTGGCCAATCCGGTCGTGCTGGCGGCGCCGGCCGCCGCTGAGGATGGCGTCGACGTCACCCACCTGCTCGGCATCATGCAGCTCACCGATCGGACCTGCAAATACCCGCACGGCGATCCGAAGCACGAAGACTTCGGGTTCTGCGGGAAGCCGCCGGTCGAAGGCTCGCCGTACTGCCTTGAGCACTCCCGGCTGTGCTTCAGCCCGGCCGGCATGGCGTCCGTCGAACACGCCTGGCGGAAGTAACCGATGGCAGCAGCTCTCAATTCGCCGGCCATTGCCCCGATGACCATCGAGCAGAACGCCGAGCTGATCGAGTACCTGCTCGATCGGATCACTCCGGATCGGCCCGGCTACTTCGTGGTCTCAACTCTCGACGACCAGCAGATGCGCGATCTCCGGGCAACGGCGGAGCGGCTCCGGCGCATGGCCCCGCACGAGGCCGAGATTCGCAAAGTCGTGGCCGCGCGGCTCCGCGGCGAACAGACGAGGAAGAACGGATGATGAACGAGGCTTTCGAGCTTTTCCCCGAGCCGACCACGGCCCCAATGAACGCTGAAGAGGCGCGGAAGCTCACGGATGCCATCCGCAACGAGGTCGATCGCGTCTGGCGTCTTCTCATTGAGGCGCACGATCGGCGGGCTTGGGCTGCGCTCGGTTATGCGTCCTGGCAGGACTATGTCCGCGGCGAATTCGACATGTCGCGGGCTCGCAGTTACCAGATCATCGACCGCGGCCGGGTCATCAAGGCGATCGCCGAGGCGACCGGCGACGTGTCTACCAAGGTAGACATCACCGAGCGGGCAGCCCGAGAGCTCAAGCCAATGTTGCCCCGCGTAGCGGAGGCCGTGCGCGATCGCGTCGATTCAGGCGAAGCGCCCGACGAGGCCGTCGCCGAGGTAGTCGCGGAGGCGCGCCGCGTGAAGGCCGAACAGAAGGCCGAGCGCGAGCGGGTGCAAGCGGAAAATGACGCCTTCCGCGAGGCGAGCCGCGTCCGGCTCGCTAAGGCCAATCCTGCTCTTGCCGCGATCGAAGCCGCCAAGGCCCGCAACGGGTCGGTGCATGCGGCCGTGCCCGGCACTGTGCCGGCGCCGGACGACGAACATCCCGACGCCATCCGGGCCGAACGCGACGAGCTGCGCGAGGAAAACGCCGCGCTTCGCCGTGACGTGGCCGAGCGCGATGCCAAGATCGCCAAGTTCGACGACATGGCCGTTCAGTGGGAGCAGGGCGGCTTCAAGGCCGTCGTCGCCACCAAGGACGAGCGCATCCGCGTGCTGCAGCGCCAGGTCGAGGACATGTCGGCCGATCGCGCCTCGGCGGTCAAATCCCGCGACTACTGGAGAAAGCAGGCTCTCGCCCTCGGGTACGTTTCCCCCAACGAGCAGGTCGAGGAGCCAGTCATCGATCAAGCCGCGCTTGACGAGGCGTTCTGATGCTCCGGCTGCGCGAACCCGAAACGCTTAACCTTCGCGGCTACCAATCGGCGGCCATCGATCAGCTGCGCGACGGCGTCCGCAAGGGCGCCCGCCGCCAAATCCTCGCCATGCCCACCGGCTCCGGGAAATCGGAGACCGCCATCCACCTCATTCAGGAGGCGCAGAAGAAGGGCTCCCGCATCTGGTTCACCGTCGACCGGGTGACGCTGGTCGATCAGACCGTTGAGCGGATGGGCCGATACGGCATCGAGCCGGGCGTCATGCAGGCCGACCACATTCTCACCGACTCGTCATTGCCGGTGCAGGTGGTGAGCGCGCAAACGCTCGATCGCCGGCTCGACACGATGCACGACGATATGCTGCCGGACCTGATCATCGTCGACGAGGCCCACGTCTCCTACAAAAGCATCAACAGAGCGATCGAACGCGCCGCCCTGGCGAAAGTTGTCGGGCTGACGGCGACGCCATTCACCGCCGGCATGGCGAGCGATTGGGACGGCCTCATCAGTCCGATCACCGTCAACGAGCTCATCGCCTCCGGCAACCTCGTGCCGCTTCGGATCAAGGCTTGCATCGCCCCCGACATGGATGGGGTGAAGATCAAGAAGGGCGAGTACGAGCTCGAGGAAACCGGGTCGCGCGGCATCACCATCATCGGCAACGTCGTCGACACCTGGATTGAGCAGACGGCGCGGACTTTCGGCGGCCCGGTGAAGACCATCGTGTTTTCGCCGTCCGTGGCTCACGGCGCCGAGCTCTGCCGCCAGTTCGCAGCGGCGGGCTACAACTTTCAGCAGCTGAGCCACCTCGACACCGACGAAGGCGAACGGCGCGCCAAAATCGCTGAGTTCCGCAGGCCGGACAGTGCGATCCATGGGCTCGTGTCGTGCGCCGTCCTGACCCGCGGTTTCGACGTGCCCGACTGCCTTTGCGGGATCTCCTGCAAGCCCTATCGAAAGTCATTCTCCTCGCACATCCAGGAGATGGGCCGGGTGATGCGCAGTTCGGCCGGGAAGACTTTCGGGCTCTGGCTGGATCACAGTTCCAATGTCATCCGCTTCGCCGACGATACCGCCTGGCTGTTCGAGCATGGCGTCGACAGTCTCAGCGACGCGGCCAAGCGGGACAGCACGCCGCGCGAACCCAGCGAAGCGGTTCGGAAGAAGCACTTCTGCCCGGAATGCGGCACTCAGGTTGTGCTCGGGGTGTGCCCGTCATGCGGCTGGGAACGGCCGCAGATCGGCTCGGTGCAGATCGTCCAGGGCGAGCTGATCGACCTCGACATCAGTACCAGAGAGGCTTTCCAGCCGCGGCACGGGTTGCGCGCGGAATGCCTGTCGCGAACCAATGCGCCCCTGAACATCTGGACGGCCGCAGTAGCCTATTGCGAAGCGCACACGCGCCGCGGGCCGGATGCGGCGCGCAAATGGGCTTTCGGGATTTGGAAGGGGGTCTTCCCCGGCGCCAAGCTGCCGCGCGGCCTCTACGACGCGCCGATCGACGCGGCCAAGGTCAAGCCGGATGAGTGGTCGCTGGTCGATCGCGAGATTGCCCGGTTCCGAAAATCGAATTCGAGACCCGCGACATGACGCTCGAGGAGGCCATTTCTCGCGCGTGCGCCGACGTCGGCGTCGAGCCGCCCGCCGGCCGTGTCGATCCGCGTCGGTGGGTGCCGTGCAACATCATCGGCAAGGGCGCCTCAGGGAAGGGCGACGGCCGGCTGATCATCGACGATCAGCGTGCGACGGCAATCAACTGGGTGACCGGCGACAAGGCCACGGTGTGGCTGCAGGGCCGGGAGAGCCTCAGCGAGGCGGATCGGGCCAGATATGCCAAGGAGACCGCCGACGCTGAGCGAAAGGCCCGCGAGCGCGCCGTCGTCGCAGCAAAGATCGCCACGGCCATCAACGAGGCGTCTGTGCCCGGCCGCCATGCCTACCTGGCCGGCAAGGGCTTCCCCGATGAAGTCGTGCTGCTGATCAGCCGCGCGCGGCTGGCGGCCATCCTCGAGGCCAATCGCAAGAGCGTGGACTCGCTGGTAACGCCCGACGGCGATGTGGGCATCGTCGTGCCCGCCCGGGCCGGCGACATCCACTCCGTGCAGATCATCTGGGAAGACGGCACGAAGAAGTTCCTCGCCGGCGGGGCCATGCAGGGCGCAAACCATCGGATAGCCAAGGGCCGCGATGTCTGGCTGTTCGAAGGGCTGGCCACCGGACTTTCGCTCCGCGCCGCCCTGCGCGGGCTGAAGCGCGCCGACACGCTCCTGATGTGCTTTTCGGCCTCCAACATCGTCAAGGTCGCGGCGTCGATACCTGGCCGGGTGTTCATCGCAGCCGACAACGACAAGCCGCTCGAGCAATTCGGCGGTGTCGGCACTGGCGAGTTCTACGCCCGCAAGTCGGGCAGGCCAGTCGTCATGCCGCCGACCGTCGGCGAGGACTTCAACGACTTCCACCAGCGCGCCGGCCTGTTTGAGGTCCAGCGATTGCTGAGCCAGTTCATTCGGGGGACGTGATGGCTCGACGCCGCGACCGACGCGAATCTTTGGCGCTGAAGTTCCTCGTCGCCCACCAGCGCGCCACCGCCTTGGATCTGGGCGCCGCCGCCCTGTCCGGCGAGCCCGGCGCGCGGTCAATGGAAGTTGCCGGCGATCTCGGCGTCAAGATCGGGCTGCATTTCGTTCACCGCGGCTTTGCTCGCGTCGACCAGTTCAACCGCTTCGAATGGGTGCCAAATGCCTGACAGGTATTTCGACGAGAAGCTTCAGGCGTGGGTCACGGTCATTCGACCGGGCAGGGCCAAGGGCGCTCTGACCGTGGAAGGCTTCCGCGGCGCTGCTAGCTCCGGGTGGGGCGCGGCCAAGAGCGCCGCTGCGTCGCGCGCCTGGGCAGGCGCTGGGAAGAGAAGTCGGGGCAAGCGCTCCAAGTAGACCGAGACCGCCATTTACATACGCCTAGCCCGTCTGTCGGGGGTCCGGCCAAGCGAAAGCGGAGGCTACGGACGGCACACTCGATGAACGAAGCGGGATACCGCCGTCCATGGAAGAGGGATACCTCTCGCGCACCGGTCGGTAGGCTGGCTGGTGGTCTGCGATCCGCTGATACGAGACGCACCGGTAGCTCTGACAGGTCAACCCCAGAGCGCCCCCCTGACAAGGGAATCCGGCAGCCAGCTCATGCTCTGTGCCATCCCGGCTCCGTCCTGCATGAACCGTCTCCCCACCCAAATCTGGATGGGGGGACGTATGCACGAAGCCTCCCTCTCCATCCTGCATAAGGCGTTCAACGAGTGTGCTTGGCGACACTACGCACCACCCGTCCGCGCTTTGCCGTGCGGATGCAGCGCCACCGACTACACAGACCCTGGGGACTGAAAATGGGGAAACGTAAACAGCGCCGGATGCGGACGAACGGCGGCAAGATCGAGCTCGTCGCCGCCGACGTCGAGAATCCGCACTACAGCCGCGACCATGCCGAAAGCCGATCGAACCCGCGCAAAATCCGGGTGATGAAGAACGCCAGGGAAAGCGCCGTCGAAACGCTGTTCGCGCGCGGCGGGCTCGACCTGGCGCAGAAGCAGGCGGCCGACCGGTTCCGCATGATCTGGGAACGGTGCGGCGGCTCCGGCTCGGTGGCTATGGACTATGGCCGGGAGATCGTGGACGGCGGTGGCGCCCGCGACCCGATAAGCGAGCGGCAGGTCGAGGCCGGCAAGGAACTGGCGCGGTGCCGGAACCTGCTTGGGGCCCGGCTTTATGCCTTGGTGTGCCGGGTGTGCGGGGAGGGGCTGTCGTTGCCTCAGATCGCGACAATGACTCGCGAACGTCTCACGGCGGCGGACAATCTGCGTGGCGCGCTCGATGATTTGGCCGGAATGTGGGGCATTATCAGTCGTTTAGCGAACGGCTGAAGAATTGCGTTCGGCGGGTGTTGACACTCGCTAAGCGGATCGGGTATTGTTTCGCTACGGTTCGAAATCCGCGTTGAACCACCAAATTGCTTCGAGAGGCCGCCCGCGAAAGCTGAGGCGGCCTTGTCGTTTTCGGTTGGCGTGTGGAGCGTGTCGCAAGGCCTCCTCGCCGAAAAGCGGCGATGTCAGTGACGGCAGCCGGCGGCAACCGAGATCAGATGTCAGCCGGCGACGTAGACCGGCAGCCCCGTGGGAATCGGGGCAACAAATTCAGTTACACCCCGCGAGAAGGGCCGGCCGATGGGGCGGGGTGCAAACCCGTTGCTATGACGCCGGCCCACATCATTTCGAGCGCCCGCAATGTCCGCCATCGTCTTCCCGCGGCCGGAGCGCCCGTCGCCGGCGATCCGCTGCGCCTTCGTCGAGCACGTCGCCGGCCTGCCGCCCAAGGTGCAGGCGGCGGTGAAGCGGGCACGGCTGCGCAAGACGCATAGGGCGTCAGCTGCTCAGCGGGCCGGGAGTCCTAGATAGAGGATTTCCCGGATCCTCTCAGTGTAGGGTGCCGCAGGCGCGACCGACTGCAGAACCGATGCGAGATGGTTCGGAGCGATTCCGGACTTCACCTTGATGAGGTTCACCGTGTGCTCCCAGGTGTCTGTTGCCTGGGCACCATCGTGCGGCATCGACGCCAGGTCCGACAGTTCGTTGATCCAGTTTTGCCAGGCAAAGCAGGCGATCGCGATAGACAGCGGTATCTCGACGGCGCGCCCGTCCTCGCGGCGGGCCCCGCGTTCGTAGAGGTCGATGGTGCCGCGCGACACGCCGAGGATTTCCGCTGCGGTAAGCTGGGTCTGGCCCATGGCCTTGCGCCAAGCTTTGAATTCGTCAGGGGACATGGTATCTATCCTTTCGGCTTAGCTGAGGAGGTGAGCCGCTTCTGTCCGGTGGGGACCGGGTTTTCACCCGATCCCCGTAGTCCCTAGAAGATGATGGTCAGTTCAAGGTGCCACCCAAGGAACCTGACTTTCATCTGGAACTTTCGGACTTTCAGCGGTCTCACCTCCTTTCGCTGCCGGCACATGCCGGCAAGACCTTTATTGCATACTCAGTATGCTTTAGCAAGCCGAAATGTTCACTCAGTAGATATTTCTGGTGCCCGAGATGGAAGCGCCCAAGTGCAAGGTCTGCCAGACCCGGCACTGGGGACGTGTCATGTGCCGGCTAGTGGGGCAGCCACGGCCACGGCCACGGCCAAAGCGAGAGCGACTGGCAGACCATCGAGGCGGCAGTCAGCCCAGCAGCAAGTGCGTTCAGGCGCTGCCCCCAAGCGACCCGCCTAAGGTTCTGCTGCGAATAGCCACCAAAACCAGGCTGTACGTTGCCGATCTGAGCCGACGCGAACCACGCCACCGCGGACAAGAGGCCAATAGCTGCGGCTGCGACCGAGAAACAAAACGTCATGCCCGTCCTCCCCAATGCTCGCCATGAGAGCTTCGCCCAAGCCCTGGCGAAGGGCAAGACGGCGGACGAGGCCTATGCCCTTGCAGGCTACAGGCCGAACCGCGGCAACGCGACGACGCTAAAGCAGAAGCAAAGCATTTCAAACCGAGTGGCCGAGCTGCTCGAATGGGCTCAGGAAGTCGATCGCAAGGCCACTGAGAAGGCCATCGAGAAGCTTGCAATCACCAAGGAGCGGGTGCTCGCCGAACTGGCCCGGATCGGCTTTGCTGACATCCGCAAGGCGATCAAGTGGACGGGGCAGGTTGAGACGGAGACGGATAACCCGGAGGGCGGCGACGTCCTCGTGATCCGCAACATCGTCAGCAATCACGTGACGCTGGTCAACAGCGAGGAGCTCGACGACGACACGGCCGCTGCGATCGCTGAAGTCAGCCAGAATGCTTCAGGCGGCGTGAAGATCAAGCTGCACGACAAACGGGGTGCGCTGGTCGACATCGGTCGACACCTCGGCATGTTCGTCGACAGGCATGAAGTCTCCGGCCCGGATGGCGCCCCGCTGGCGCCTACGGAGATCAGGATCGTCGGGGTGTTGCCTCAGCATGACGACGGCACTGATCAGCCTGCCAGATAAGCTCGTCTCGGTCTTCAGTCCGCCTCGCGGAACAGTGCAGTACCGAGGCGCGCACGGCGGCCGCGGGTCGGCAAAGTCCTTCAGCTTCGCCGAAATGGCGGCGGTGTGGGGATATGCGGAGCCGCTTCGCATCCTGGCCACGCGCGAGTTTCAGGCGAGCATCAAGGAATCGTTCCACGCCGAGTTGAAGGCGGCCATTGCCTCTCAGCCGTGGCTTGCCGCCCACTATGACGTGGGGGTCGACTATCTGCGCGGGAAGAACGGCACCGAGTTCATCTTTCGCGGCCTCCGGCATTCGATCAACACGATCAAGTCGCTGGCCAAGATCGATCTGACGATCGTGGAGGAAGCTGAAGACGTGCCGGAACAGTCGTGGCTGGCGCTCGAGGCGACAGTGCTGCGGCAACCGAAGTCCGAGCTTTGGCCGATCTGGAACCCGCGCCTCGATGGCTCGCCGGTAGACCAGCGGTTCCGCAAGAGGCCCCCGGCCAATTCGCTCATTGTCGAGATGAACTGGCGGGACAACCCGTGGTTTCCGAAAGGCCTCGATGATCTGCGGCGCCGCGATCAGTCGCGCCTCGATCCAAACACCTACGCCCACATCTGGGATGGGGCATACCTCGTCAACTCCGAGGCGCAAGTCTTCGCCGGCAAGTGGCTGGTGGAGGAGTTCGAGCCCAAGCCCACCTGGGACGGCCCGTACCAGGGCGGCGACTTCGGGTTTGCACAGGATCCGACGGCAGCGGTCCGCTGCTACATCGCCGACGACACGCTCTATGTCAGTCATGAAGCGGGCAGGGTCGGGCTCGAGCTCGACGACACGGCCGACTTCGTTGCAGAGGCGATCCCTGAGTTCGCGCGGTTCACCACTAGGTGGGACAATTCGCGGCCAGAGAGCATCAGCCATTTGCAGCGCCACGGGCTGCCGCGGTCAGAAGCGGTGGCGAAATGGTCGGGCAGCGTCGAAGACGGCATTGCCTTCGTTCGATCGTTCCGCCGGATCGTCGTGCATCCCCGCTGCGTCGGCGTGGCGAAGGAGTTGCGGCTCTACAGCTACAAGGTTGACCGGCTGACGGGCGACATCCTGCCGACCCCGGTCGATGCTCACAACCACTTCCTCGATGCGCTTCGGTACGCTCTCGGCCCGATGATCAGGCACAGTGAGCCGTTCCAGTGGAACGTCAATGGCAAGGTGATTAGCTGATGTGGCCTTTTCCGCGACGTTCCGAGCGGAAGGAGAACCCGGTTGGCGGTGTCATTTCGGCATGGACGGTCGGTCAGCCGGTATGGAGCGAGCGCCGCTTCGACAAGCTCGCTGACGAGGCCTATGTCCGCAATGCCGTCGGATTCAAGTGCACGAAGCTGATCGCCAGTTCAGCGGCGATGGCGCCCTGGATGCTGAGCAGCAAGAAGAAGGCGCTTGAAACCCATCCGCTGCTCGACTTGCTTAGCCGGCCATCCGCGATGGTGGGCGGGCACGCGCTGTTCGAGGCGATCTACGCGTACCTTCTGCTCAGCGGAAACACCTATCTCGTGGCCCCGGAAATGGCGGGAGGAACACGCCCGCCGAAAGAGCTGTGGACGCTTCGCCCCGATCGCATGAAGCCAATAGCGGGCCCCTTTGGCGCGGCGCAGGCCTACGAGTACGAGGCCAATGGCCAGCGCCGGATATTCAAGGTTGATCCTCTGACCGGAGCGGGGGAGGTTCTCCACGTCCGGGAGTTTCACCCGCTCAACGACTGGTACGGCCTCAGCCGAGTTGAGGCGGCCGCTTACGGTGTCGATCGGCATAATGCCGCATCGGCCCACAATAAGGCGCTGCTTGACAACGGTGCACGCCCATCCGGCGCCCTCGTTTTCATGCCCGTCAAAGGGCAGAACGGCGCTGAGCAGGCTGCGCCGCCTGACGTGATCAACCAGGCCAAGAAAGACCTGGACGAAAGCCACGTCGGACCGACGAATGCCGGCAAGCCCTTCGTGTTCGGCGGCAACGTCGACTGGTTAGAAATGGGCGCAAGCCCCAAGGACATGGATTTCAACGCCGGCAAGGACGACGCCGCACGGGACATCTGCAACGCTTTCGGCGTGCCGCACATCCTGATCGTGCCAGGTGCGGCGACCTATAACAATGTCCGCGAGGCTAAGGCGCAGCTCTGGCAAGAAACCATCCTGCCGATCCTCGACCACATGGAAGACGCCCTGAACGCGTGGCTGACGCCGCGGTTCGGAGACGGGCTGACACTCGGCGTAGACCTCGACGCGGTTTCGGCCCTTGAGCCGGTGCGGGAGGCAAAGCGCACGTCGATCCTGAACCTCTACAAAGAGGGCCTTCTCGACGGCGACGAGGCTCGAGGTGAGCTCGGCTACGGCGCTCGCACGCCAGGCGCGATCAAGCTGCAGCGTGGCGACGGCCAGACCATCGCGGCGCTTGTGGCCGCGGCTGTTCAGGACACCGGGATGCTGGAGCCGCTCTACCGGTATTTGATGTCGGTCGGGCTGTTGGATGCGGCGACCACGCTCGAACAATTCGAGGAGCATTGGTCTGGCGCCGCGCCGAAGCCCACCGTCGACGACATGCTCGCCGCGATCGGTAAAGCGCCATCCGGCCGGCCAGCGCCTCCGCAGGACGGTGGTCAGTAGCAGTGCTGACAGACCTATTGCCGCTGTTTGCTGTCGTCGCAATCGCAGCCGGGGCGCTTCTCATCGGCCTCGCCATCGGCCGCTATCTCAACATCAAGGAACCACCGAACATGTCCGCTGAAACTGACGCCTTGCAGGCCTCTCTCTCCGCCGCCAAGTCGGCGTCGGATTCTCTCGCCGCCGCTGTCGGCACGCTCACCCCGACCGTCGCCAAGGCCGTGTCGCAGCTCACCGACGGCGCGGCGATCACTGCCGAGCGCGACGCGCTGAAGGCAGAAAACGCCGATCTGACGTCCAAGGTTACTGCCATGCAGGCGCAAGTCGACGCGATCACGGCGCAGGACCAGGCCGCTGCCAACGCGCTGGCGGCCCTCAACGGCCAGCTTCCGGCCGCCTAAGCGGCGACAAGTTCAAGTGAAGGGGGCCCGGCATGACGAAGACGATCGGCGCATTCGAACGGAAGACCCTGTCGTTCGAGCTTAAGGATGCCGGCGCCGGCGACGGCGCGTTCACCGGCTACGGCGCGGTCTTCGGCAATGTCGACCAGGGCGGCGACATCATCCGGCAGGGCGCCTTCGCCGACAGCATCGCGGCTTGGCGAGCCAAGGGCAAGATGCCCAAGCTGCTCTGGCAGCACGACACCCGCCAACCGATCGGCGTGTGGACGAGCATGTCGGAAGATGGCCACGGCCTGTTGCTAAACGGCAAGCTCACCAAGGGCGTGCAGTGCGCCGATGAGGCCTATGCGCTGCTCAAAGACGGAGCGCTGGACGGGCTGAGCATCGGTTACCAGACGGTCGACGCCGAATATGACAGCGACCTCGGCATCAGGTCGTTGAACAAGCTGAACCTGATGGAAATCTCCATCGTGACGATCCCGATGAACGACGCCGCCGGCATCACTGCCGTCAAGGCCGCTGACGGGATCAAGACCATTCGTGAATTTGAGGACTTTCTGCGGGATGCGGGGTTCTCCAATGCCCAAGCGAAGGCAATCGCCTCGCGTGGGTTCAAGTCGTCGGAGCCTCGGGATGAGGACGATGGAGTGACCGGCCTGCTGGAATCGCTCCGCAAGGCCAGAGCGGGTCTCACCGCCTAACCCAACCCAAGGAATTGCAAATGCCCGAGATCAAGGACGTGCTGGACGATGTCCAGCGCGAGGTGAAGAAGTTTGGCGATGACGTCGGCTCGCTTCGCGCCTCGATGGAAAAGGACCTGAAGTCGGTCCGCGAGCTTGCCGAGACCGCCAGCAAGGCCGTCGCCGACTCGCCGCAGTTCAAGAAGGACCTCGAAGCGCTGACGGCAGGCGTCAACGAGAAGTGGGCTGGCGTCGAAGCCGCGCTCAAGGCTCAGGCCGACCGCGCCGACACACTGGAAACGGCGATGAAGCGCCTGCCCGTCGACGGTCCGAAGAACGGCGCCGATCCGGCAAAGAACGCGCTCGCGTTCTACGAGGCGAAGCAGGCAGCTTCCGGCAACCTCAAGTTCGGCAGCCGTCCGACCGTCGAAACGATCGACATCGAGGGCTACAAGGCCTGGGAAAAGGGCTTCGACACTTACCTGCGTGCCAGCGACGAGCGCATGGTCGAGGCAAAGGCCCTGTCGATCGGCTCCAATCCTGACGGCGGCTATCTGGTCCCGACCCAGACGTCGAGCCGGATCATCACCAAGATCTTCGAAACCTCTCCCATCCGGCAGCTCGCCACGATCGAGACCATCGGCACGTCCGAGTTGCTCCTGCCCATCGACGTCAACGAGATGTCGACCGGCTGGGTCGGCGAGACCCAGACCCGCTCTGAGACCAATACGGCCCAGATCGGCGTCGAGAAGATCCCGGTCTTCGAACAGTACGCCAATCCCAAGGCCACCCAGGCGATGCTCGAGGATGCCTCGATCAACGTCGAGGCGTGGCTCGGCAACAAGATCGCCGACAAGCTGGCGCGTACCGAGGCGACCGCGTTTGTCTCGGGCACCGGGGTCAACCAGCCCCGCGGCATCCTGAGCTACGCCGCCGGTACTGGTCGCAATCTGCTGCCCCAGTACGTCACCGGCGCCGCCACGGCGATCACTGCCGACTCCATCGTCGCGCTGCCGTTCCAGATCAAGGCCGCCTACATGTCGCAGGGCACCTGGCTGATGAAGCGCTCGACCGTGGCGTCGGTGATGCTGCTCAAGGACGGCGACGGCCAGTACCTGTGGCGTCCCATGGTGCAGATGGGCAACCCGGCGAATGTCAATGGCAGCGGCAACGGGGCCTCCGGCGTCGTCTATTCGGCGACGCTCGGCGGCTATCCGGTAGCGTTGGCGGACGACATGCCGGCGGTCGGAGCGGGCAACCTCGCGGCGGCCTTCGGTGACTTCCGTCGCGGTTATACCGTGGTCGATCGCCTCGGCATCACCACCCTGCGCGATCCCTACAGCTCCAAGCCGTTCGTCTCGTTCTACAGCCGCAAGCGTGTGGGCGGCGCGGTTGTCGACTTCGACGCCATCGTCCTGCTGAAGGTTTCCACCTGAGGCCATTGAGCCGGGCCTTAGGGCCCGCGCTCTCTTCAACCCCTCCCACTCCAAGGAATCCTCAGCATGTTCGAGAACATGAACTTTCTGAAGGACGCGAAGATCGTTCGCGTCGCCAATGCCGCTGCCGGCGGCCAGACCACGCTCACCACCTCGGCCGTCGACACTCAGGGCTTCAATTCGGTCGTCTTCGTCGCCGCCCTCGGCGCCGTGACCGATGCGTCCGTGCTCACCCTGTCGGTGCTGACCAACCCGACCAACTCGAATTCCGGCGGCACGGCTGCGGCCGACACGGCTACGCTCACCGCGGCGAGCTCGAGCAATGGCTTGATGGCCATCGAGGCCAACAAGCCGCGCCAGCGCTACGCTTACGCGACCCTCGGCCGCGCAACGCAGAACGCCGCCGTCGACGGCATCTTCGCCATCCTGTTCAATGCGCAGGAGCGGCCGGTCACCCAGGATGCGACGCTGCTCTCGTCGAAGTTCACCAACGACGAAGCGTAAGACCCGCTGGCGGCCGGGCAAGCCGCCAATCCCTTCCACTCGCGGCCCGGCCGCTTGATCTTTGAGGAGCGCGGCAATGCCCGATGCAACTTACCAGACGTCGAACTACGAAAAGCAGGGCGGCAAAGAGTGGGTCATCGGCGGCCTTCTCACGATCGATGGGGGCACGCTCCAGACCGGTGCCGGCAATGACCTCGGCATCCTCAAGCGCTACATGCACAAGCAGGTGGCCGACCTCTCCGCCGAGGCGACGTACTATTTGACGTCGACATACGCCGGCAAGATCACCAAGCTCATGTCGATCGTAGATGGGGCGGTGGGCACCGCAGACGCGACGGCGACCTTTTCGATCAATGGAACGCCGATCACGACAGGCGTCGTCACCATGCCGACTTCTGGCTCGGCGGCCGGCAACCAGGCGAGCGCCGTGCCCACGGGCGCCAATACGGTCGCTGTGGGCGACGTGATCTCGTTCGTGGTGACCGGCGGCGGCTCGGGCGGCACGCCGCGGGCCGACTTCTACGTCGAGATCACGGCCCAGTAGGGGGAGGCCGTGATGCTCGTACCCTGCGAGGTGCTCCGGCCGTTCCATTTCAGCGAGGATGGCGTCAACGCGCGGCCGGCCAATGCCGGCGACGAGGCGCACATCCCGCACGATCTGGTGCCCGGGCTTACCCAAGAGGGCTACGTCAAGCCCAAGGCCCTCGGAGCGCCCGAGAATAAGGCGATTCAGTCGGCGCCTGAGAACAAGCGAAGCGTGGCCAAGGGCCCTGGCGGCCGGTGGTTCGTCATGGAGGACGGCCAGCGGGTGTCGAGCGGCTTTGCGACCGAGGAAGAGGCAGCGGAGGCGCTCTGATGGAAATCGGTCATATCCAGGGCACCACGCGCGTGCTCGGCAAGAGCCAAGGCTACTACGGCTTGCCGATCCGCGACGTGCTGCTCAACGACAGCGTCAACGGCCCGGAGACGCCAGCCATGCAGACGGCGTGGTTTCCGACGCCCGACGAAATGGCCGCGATCAACGCAGGGGCTCCGATCATTCTTACCGTGCTCGGCAGCGGCCATCCTCCCGTCATGCTCGGCACAGGGGCCGTTCCCGAGTGAGTGCCTTGCGGCAGGACCTGCATATCTACCAGGGGCAGACCTGGTCATTCCCTTACCTGAAAAAGGACGCTGGCGGGAATCCGGTCGACATGACCGGCTGGTCGGCCCGCATGTCGATCAAGGGCACCTATAACGGCGTCCTGCAGGCCGCGCTCCGCACCGACCTCGACTCATTCAATGGCTCGATTGCGCTCGGATCGAACGGCGTCGCCACCCTGTCCATGACGGCCGACCAGACGTCGGCGTTGGCAGGCGAGTTGAACGCGCTCACCGTCGTGCTGCTCAACGACCGCCTGCCCATCGAAGCCGCCTTTGACTTCGTGGACGTGACGAAGCCGACGGCTCGGTACATCTACGATTTGGTGCTGACCGACCCGGCTGGCGTGGCGACGCGCGAGATCGAAGGCAATGTCATCGTCCACCGGCAGGTATCGACATGAGCCTGATCGTCGAAGACGGGACTGGCATCAGCGGCGCCGAGTCCTATGCCTCGACGGCCTACGTCGACGCGTACTGGACAGCGCGGCCGCAACTGGCCGCCGCCGCGCTGTGGAGCGCAGCCGACGCCGCGCACAAAGAAGGCGCCTGTCGCGAAGCGACGGCCTATGTCGACGGCACCTGGGGAAACTACTTCCGCGGCTACCGGCGCGGTTGGGTGCAAGGGCTGCTATGGCCGCGCTCGGAAGCGCTGGACGACGCGCGCGGCCCGAAAGGCGTGGGCTACCCGCTGCCCGACCTGCCGGAGTGCATCAAGATCGCAGTTGCCGAGCTCGCCGGACGGGCCATCGCCACGCCGCTGGCAAAGGATTTGGCGCGCGGCGGGCTGATCAAGGCAGTTAAGGCCGGCTCGGTGGATATTCAGTATGCCGATGGCGCGCCGGCGCGTCCGACATACGGCGTTGTGGCGATGATCCTCGCGCCGGTGCTGAACGGGTCGCAGCCAGACGCTCCGAATGGCCAATGGGGCTGGCGCTGAATGCTCCACAAGCCGACCCAGCAAGAGACCTTTCAGGCACTACTCGACGACTTGGCGGCGCGCGTGCGGGATGCCTTCCTCAGCGCAATCGCTCGCATCCGATCCAGCGTGACGCTGGGGCTCGTCATCAGCCGGCTTGAGCGCCATGACACGGAAGGCGTCATCCGGGCGCTGGCGACCGACGCCAGCGTCTACAATCCGATGCTGGATGAAATCGACGCGGCCTACAGTGCAGGCGGTGGTGGGATCGGCGCCGAACTGCCGACGATCCGAGATCCCGAAGGTTTCCCGATCTCCATCAGCTTTGACGTCCGCAACCCGCTTGCGGAGGCATGGCTGAAGGAAAACGGAGCCACGCTTGTCCGGCAGATCACCGATGATCAGGTGGCGATGCTGCGGAACGTTCTTTCGCAGGGCATGGCGGCGGGGGAGAGCTCCCGGCAGCTCGCGCTGGACATCGTCGGCAGGATCGACAAGACAACCGGTCAGCGCTCCGGCGGCGTGCTAGGATTGACCGCGGCGCAGAAAGAGTGGGCTTCGGCCTATGAGCAGGAACTCCTCTCCCTCGACGCGAATGCCCTGACGCGCACGCTGCGCGACCTTCGGTTCGATCGCACGATCGCCAAGGCCATCGATCGTGGCGTCAGGTTGAGTGCAGATCAGGTCGCCAAGATCAGCGGAGCGTACCGCAACAATCTCCTGCGGCTGCGCGGCGAGACCGTGGCGCGAACCGAAGTGCTCAAGGCCCTCAATGCTGCTCGGGACGAGGCGATGCGGCAGGCGATCGACGGCGGAAATGTGTCAGGCAACCTCGTCGACCAGCACTGGTGGACCACAATGGATGGCCGCGAGCGGGATAGTCATGCAGCAATGGACGGCCAGACCGTCCCGTGGGGGCAGGCGTTCGTTTCTGGCGCCGGCTATCGCCTGCGGTATCCAGGCGACCCGCTAGCACCGGCGTCTGAGGTGGTCGGCTGCCGGTGCAGCAAGACATTCACCATTCGGAGGGTGTCGTGATGGGCCTGCTCGATGGTGATATTGCCGATGCGATCGCCAGCGGGTTCGACGGTCTGCTGCTCGCCGGGAAATTACGCAAAACGACGGTCACGGGGCGCGATCAGTACGGCGACCCGATCACAGCCACCGTGGATTACCAGGTCCAGGGTCTGCAAGAGACTTACTCTGCCATCATGATCCTGGCCGGTGGCATCCCGGCCACGGACGTCAAGCTCTTGCTGATTGCCGGCCTTTGCGGCGCCGCTCCGGCCATCGCCGACAAGGTTCAGATGGGCGGACAGTGGTTCCAGATCAGGAACGTGGCGATAGACCCTGCCGCCGCCACCTACGAATGCCAGAGCTTCAGGGTCCCGTCGTAACACTTCCAACCGAGGCACTAGATCATGGCTGCCGCCGAATTGCTGGCGACGGGTAGCACCGTTGCCAATTCCTCCGATCAAACGCTGAGCGCAGGCACTGTTGTCGGGCTCAAGGGCTATAGCGACGGCGCCTCGGTCACGATCTCGGTCAAGGACGACGCGGGCGCGTACAACTACCTCGGCACGCTGACAAACGGAGACCCGATCAAGGCGCTCCTCGGGAGTGGTACCTTCCGATTTAGCCGCACAGCCGGCACCTGTGGGGTCTATAGTGCCTAATTTCCTGCGGCAGCCGATAGGGCCGGTCCTGAGCCGACCGGGGCTGAAACAGCCTTTGGCCCTATCGTCTGGCGCGGCAATTCCACTCGGCCCCATTGCCTGGACCTCCGGCATTCCCAACGAATACGGGACGCCAGGTTCTGCCGGCAGCCTCGGCGCGACCAACAAGCAGGTCGGCTCGACCACCCATTTCGTCTTCTATGAGGACGTCGCGGACGGCAGCTTTTGTGTCGCCTTCTGGAATGGTGCCGCAACCGCCGGTCACGGCGAGTGGTCGGCCGGCGCGGCGGCGAGCATGCGCGCATCCGTGCTCTGGATCGACCAGAACAAGGTCCAGCATATCACCCAGCTGCTCGCGGCCGATTTGCTCTCGACCACGCTGGCGGTACCGGATGCCGCGCTGGGCTGGCTCTATGGGCCGCCGATCCGCGGGCTTGTGGGCAGTCATGGGCTCGTGCGGTTCTGGGGCAATTTCGGCAACGGCGGCTACTACAGCCATGGCAAGGCCGACTATGCCAATGGTGAGGAACTGGTCTACGGCGCGACCGTCACCGACCGGACGGGCACCACGACGGCCTACGGCAACACCTCGACCGCCTCGAACGACCACTATGGCCCCGTCTTCATCGGCGGCCACGCCAAGCGGCAGACGTTCCTCACCGATGGCGACAGCCGCGAGGCGGGCGTGGGTGTCGCCGGCGGCGTGCCCGATGTGCCGAACAAGCTCTATGGCGGTCACGGCGCGGTCAACCGGCTGCTGACGCCCTACATGGCCGGCATCGATATCTCGGTGCCAGGCGCAACGGCGCAGGAAATGGCCGATCCGACCAAGACCGTGATGCGCGACTACATCGCCAAGACCCTGTCGGGTCCGAATGTCATCCGTATGGATGCGACCGGGATCAACGACACGATCTTTCAGGGCCGCACCTCCGCCCAGATGCTCGCCGACGCTGCGACCCGCGCCGCGCGGCTGGGCCTCAAGACTTACCCCGTCACCCTCTACCCTGTGGTCACCGACGCCACCCACAACACCGTCTACAGCTCTGCCAACGACCCGCAGCGTATCGCGGTCAATGTCGCCCGGCGCGCCGTCACCGGGGTCTATGACCCCGCGGCGGTGCTCGAGAGCGGCGTGACACCGGGCACACTCGGTACGCTCGCCGACATCTTCGACGGCACCCACGCCAACGCTACCGGCAACGAGCATGCCCGCACCGGCTCGGGTTACGACGTCGCCGCGAACTACAACGGGGTGGCCGCCATACCCGCCGGTTTCCAGTTTGGCAGCGGCGCTGCGTATCAATCCCTCGCCCTGGCCGACAGCTGGTCGGCGAGCGACGGCACCTTCACGCCGAACTATGTCTATGCGCCCGAGCACAAGCTCACCGCCGGCACGCTCGTCGAAGCGGCCACGACGGCCAATCACCAGGTGTTCAAGCAACCGACGCTGAGCCTGGCGGCCGGCGCCCACGCGATCACGGCGTTCGCCAAGCGCGGCGTGGGGTCTCGCAACCTGCGGGTCGAGACCTACAAGTCCGACTTCAGCACCAGCGGCATCGTGTCGTTCAACCTCGGCAACGGGTCGGTGTTCTTCACCGGCGGCACGAACGCGCTGTTCACTGCCCTGTCGGGGGCCGTCACTACCGTCGACGACTTCTACAAGCTGGTGGTCAGCTTCACTCTCTCGGCGACCCTGGCCAACCCCTACATCATCCTCGATCTGGGGGACGCCACGGGGGTCAATGGCTACGCCGGCGACGGCACATCGAGCGTTGTGCTCTGGGGATTGGACGTTCGCTAATATGCAAAAAAACGGCTCCGGTGCGGGGGCGCAAACCGGAGCCGTCAGTTGTGACAGACGTCGCGTAAGGAATCGCAACGCCCGTTGAAATGCGTTGCCCCGAAGAATGTTCCCGGGCGGAACATTAAAAAGCACCGGGTCGCGAAAACCCTCCTCGGCTCGACTGCGCGAAGGAGTCAGCAAATGACCGTCCAATGGTTCGGTGACCGCGTCCTCTCGAACGTGCGCGCCGCGACAGTGGTGGGCCTCCAGCGCGGCGTCGAGGCGGTGCGAACGGAAGCCGTCAGCCTGATGGTCAACTCGCCTCGAGGCGGGCGCTGGTACGGCAAGCACAAGGCATCCGCGCCGGGTGAGCCGCCAGCGCCAGATACGGGCGAGCTCCTCAACTCCGTCACAACCTCGGTGGACGCTGCAGCTCTCAATGGCAACGTGAATTTTGGCAGCGGCCATGCCGCCGCGATGGAATTCGGAACCGTCAAGGTCGCGCCCCGGCCATATGCCAGGCCGGCGCTGGCGAACAAGCTCGATGAGGCCGTTGCCGACATCGCGGACGAAGTGCGGAAGGCCTTGATCTGATGGCTTCTGCCGACCTATCCGCGCCCCTCTATGCCGCCCTTATCGGGAACGCCGCCATCGTGGCGATGCTGGGTACGCAGAGCGACGGCGATCCGTCAGTGCTCACGAATCGGCCGACGCCGCCCGACGCAAAATATCCGATGATCGTCACGGCTGGCGATGTCACGCGATCCGATCAGGATCTGTTTGCTGACCCCGTGCAGGTCATTGTCCGGGATGTTTCGATCTTCGGCCAGAACTCAACCATCAGCGGCGTCAATCAGACCCGGGTCTGCGACAGCATCGCGCTCAAGGTGAGAGATCTGTTCCACCGCCAGCGGGCCAGTCTCTCGGTCGATGGCTGGTCGGTGATCGATATCGTCGCCCAAGGCCCGATCGTGGGCCCGGTCGATGATGACATGAGCGTCCACCGCCTGGTGACGCTGACAATCCGCCTATCCTAGCCCTTCGGCAAGGCAACACCAGAAATCAGGAGCCTATCCATGGCCTTGTACTCCCTTGCTGGGACGGTGGTGTCCATCGGCACCACCGCGGCGATCGACTTCACGTCCGACAGCTCGGCAAAGACCGCTTTTGCGGCCGACACCTATACTGCGATCGCCAAGACCGAAATCCTGAGCGACTTCGGCGACACGGCGACCGACGTGGCCTTCACGGGGCTCGCCGACAGCCGCGCGCAGCACCTCAAGGGATCGACGGACGGCGGCTTCCTCGAGATTACCTGCGCCGAGGCGTCTACCGATGCAGGCCAGCAGGCGGTCAAGGCTGCCTCTGCCGCAGGAGTCCAGTCCGAGTTCAACTTCAAGATCGCGTGGCCGAATGGCGACACTGGCTACGTCCGTGGACCGGTGATGGACTTCAGCCGCGTCAACGGCACCGGTCCGAACAACGTGATGAAGCGCAAGTTCCGTGTGGGCAACAACTACGGCGAATACGTCGTCCTGGCCTAAGGAGGGCTGAATGTCCGACATTTCAATTACGGCTACCAGCGTCGTCCAGGGCGGCAATGCCGTTGTCGACCACGGTATCGCCGGGGTCGCGGTCACCGCCGGCCAGACCGTCTACAAGGATGCGGCTACGGGCAAGTACAAGCTTGCCGACTGCAACCTCGCCGGCGCCTATCCTGCGACCGGGATCGCGCTCAACGGTGCGGCGGCAAACCAGCACGTTGCGGTGCAACAGTCCGGCGATATCACCGTCGGCGGCACGCTCACCGCCGGCAGCCCGTACTACCTCAGCGCGACGGCGGGCGGCATCATGCCTGCGGCCGACCTGACCACGGGCGATAATGTGGTGCTGCTCGGCCTCGCAAAGTCGACGAGCGTGCTTTCGCTCAAGATTACGACACCGGGGGTTACCCTCTGATGGCAAAGGTATCCGCGGCAGACGTCAAGCGGGCCCGCGTCACCATCGAACTCGACGGCGAGGAGGTCACTCTTGTCCCATCGCCGGACGCGATCATTGCCCTATCGGGCGCCTATGACGGGTTCTCCCCGCTGCTCGGCGCACTTCAGCGCTTAAGCGTAAAGGCGGCGACCGATGTCGTGGTCGCTGGCCTGGGGGTAGAGGGCAAGGAAGCAAAGGCCGTAGCGCATCAGGTGGCCTCCACTGGCCCGATCGAGCTGATGCCCAAGTTGGTCGAGTTCGTGATGACGTGTGCCAACGGCGGCCGCCCTCTCAAGGAGGATGACGGCGAAGCTGGCGAGGGCCCTCTGTAAGCCACGTCGATTATGCGACGTGGCTGGTAGAGATCGCAACGGGCTGGCTCGGATGGGAGTTCGAGCGGGCCATGAGATCCGATTGCTGCGCGATCCTCCTTGCCTATCAGGGCAAGCACGAGATGCTGAAAGCGATCTTCGGATCGAATGAAGAGCCGGCGGTTGAAGACCTGCCTGTGTTTACGCCGGATGCAATGCGGGGGCTGAGCCGGCGTGTCTAGTTGCGGCTGGCCCTCAACGAGATGATGCCGAGCGCCAACATCACGGCGGCAGCAGCAGCCGTCGGCAACACAACTGGCGAACCGCCAAACGCCTGCAACAATACGGCGTACGCACCGCTCCCGCCTGCGCCAACCAACAAAATCACGGCGGCGACAGCGAATACGTTTCGCATGCATTTTCTCCCGACCCCGGCGCAGAACTTAGGGGCCAAACTCCTTCGGAGCAACACATGTCTGACGCAGGGCTAGCCGGCAGCGTTGCCGTCGAAATTGGCGGCAATCTCGCGCCGCTCGAGGCAGCTCTTGCGAAAGCCGAGCAACTCACGCGCGCGTTTGATACCCGCGTGGCGCAGGCCATGTCCGGCACTGGCGTCAGCTCCACCATGGCTCAGGTCTCCGCTGCAGTCGACAAATCCACGGCCTCGATTACCAAGATCACGGCACCAGCTTCCGCCGCTGCCGCGCAAATCGATAAGGTCGAAATGTCTGGCGTCGGCGCCGCGGTCAGCGCAAAGGCGATGGCAGCTGCGTTGGAAGCGACAGGCGGAGACCTTTCCAAGATCACGCCAGCGATGCTGGGTCTTGCGGCTGCCCAGACCGAGGTCGCCGGCACCGCCGAAGTAGCGACTGTGGCGACGGCCGAGATGGGCGCCGCTCAGGCCAAGTCCGCCGGTTTTACTGCAGGCGTCAGCCGTGAATTCAGCGTTCTCGGCTCCGAAATTCTCCGCGGCAATTTTTCTCGCATCCCCGGTTCGCTGCTGGTCATGAATGAGCGCCTGGCTTCAACCGGGACCGGCGCGCTCAACCTCAAGAACCTCTTCGGCGCGATCGGCTCCGCTGCATCCGTCGCCTTCAACCCGACGATCCTCGCCTTTATCGGCATCACGACTGCGATCGACCTGATCGCGCGCAATATCGGGGGGCTATCTGGAGGGTTCGAAACCGCGACGGAAGCGCTGAAGCGGCACGGCGATGAACTCAAGACTATCGTTGCGGGCTATGATCAGGCCACCAAGGCGGTTGACGACTATATCGGCAACGCCAGTCGCCTGCCAGCCGGCGCCGCGCTTTCCGATCTGCAACAGCAGTTCAAGGATGCTACGGATGCGATAGCCAAGTTTAGGGCTTATACCGCAGTCGAGGGGACGCCAGGCGCCGACGACTTCAGCTTCATGACCGACGACATGAAAAAACTGGTCGTCCAGTTCAATGCCGGGACGCTTTCGGCCAGTGATCTGGTCACTAAGTTGACCGAGTTGAAGAACAGCAATCTCGGGCCGCTCGGCTTCATGATGAAGCCCTTCATCGACAGCCTCGCCGATGCGGCCCGTAAGGCTGGCGATTTGCAGAATGCGATCGTCGGCTTCGAACATATCGCCGTTGGGCTCAATGTGCAGGGCGGCTTGCAAAACTCGCTCGAGCAGAAGATCGCGGGCACCAGCTCCGCGAATGCCTATCAGGCCGATCTTGCCGCGATTACGGCGCTAAGCCCGGCGGCGCAGGCGGACGTCGCGCGCCGCCAGAAAGAGCTCGAGCTTCGTGATCAGAACCTAACGGCAGGACGCCGGCAGCAGGAGATCGATCAAGCCGGCGTGCTTGCCTACACGCAGGCCGCGCATGCGCTCTCTATGGCCGACCAGCAACGGCTCATGGCGGCCAACGAAAATATCAAGTCCGCACAGGTCAGTCTCGATACGATCGGCATGTCGGTCGGCAAGACCCAGGAATTGACGTTCGCCCGGCAGCAGCTTTCGGCGGCAGAGACGGCGGCCGCCCAGAACGGCGTGACCGTGTCTGCGGCCTACATCGCCCAGGTGGAAAAGCTGGCCGCTGCTTATGGCGCGGTTCAGCAGAAGATCGCCGAGGTGACGGCGCTGAACGACGCCAAGTTCAACTCCCAGATGCTTGGCCTCAACTCGGGTGACCAGTCAATTGCGCAGACGCTGCACGGCATCTACGGAAATGACTGGCAGTCTCAGATGAACGGGACGATTGCGAACCAGCTTCGCCTCAACGCCGCGCTCGCGGATTTCAAGCAGACTGCCGAGGACGCGTCCAACACGTTCGTGTCGACGTTCGTATCCGATCTGCGGCAAGGGCAAGGCGCCGCCGCGTCCTTTGGCGATGCGCTGGTATCGGCCCTTGATCAGGTCGCTCAAAAGCTTGTGCAAATGGCGATCGACAACCTGTGGTCGAATGCCTTCGGCGGCGCGACAGGAGGATCGAGCGGCAACTGGCTGTCGAGCTTGCTGGGCATGTTCACTGGTGCGGCGAGCGGCGGCACGGCCGGCAACTTCTCAATCGGTGGCATGGCCCGGTACGCTTCCGGCACCAACTCGTCTATCGGCGGCATGGCCCTCGTTGGCGAGCAGGGCCCTGAGCTTGTCCGGCTCCCGGCCGGTTCGCAGGTCTCCACCGCCAGCCAGACGCGCTCGATATTTGGGCGCGCGGGCGGCACGTCGATCTCGCTCAACCCTGTCTACAACATCAGCGGCACCGGGCTCAGCAAGGATGAAATCCTCGCGCTGATGACTGAAAACAATGGTTCGCTGCTCCAGGCCGTCAACGATCAATTCCCTGCGGCGATTGCCAGCATTTCAGGGGCCGGCACCCACAGGCAGCGCGGCGGGTTCTTCAAGTGACGGTCAGCTTCCCCTATGCCCTCAGCTATCTGGCCGACGCGCTGTCGATCAAGTCTTGCACCTTCGACGTTCAGCGCAACGACGAGACCGATGGGTCGGGTGACGGCCGCGTGTGGCAATCAGAACTCGCTTCCCCGCTGTGGACCGCAACCATCACGCTCAACGATGGCTATCTCGCCGACCTCGAACAGGTCGCCACAAAACTCCGCAAGCTCTCTGGTGCCCAAGAGAGCTTCTACCTTTACAACCCGGCTAGGCTCTATCCGCAGTCCGACCCGACCGGCTCGATCCTCGGCACCAACACCGTGGAGGTGAATTCCATCGGCTCCGACGGGACCTCGCTCTCCCTGAAGGGGCTCCCGGCTTCCTATGTGCTGACTCTCGCCGACAAGGGCCATATCGACTTCGGGTCCAACCCGACGCGGCGTTACTTTTTCGAGATCGACGAAACGATCACAGCCAATGGCAGCGGGGTCACAGCCGAATTTCAGGTGTTTCCTGCGATCCCCGCAGGCATCGCGGTCAACGCGGTTGTGAGCCTGATCAAGCCGGCGGCGAAGATGTTCATCATGCCCGGCAGCTTCAATCCGGGCTCGATGTCGGGGCCACTGACGTCCGGCCTCACCTTCAAAGCCATGCAGCGGGTGCGCTGATGAAATCTGCCGATACCGGCTTCACCGATGCTCTGGCCGCAGCGCGCGACGGGGGCATCAAACCGCGCCGCTTCGTATGGTTCGACCTGGTCGATGGCACGTCGCTGGGCTTCTGGACCGGCGACGAGGATATTTCCACGACGCTGGCCGATGGGAACGGCAACAGCGCCACCCGGACCTATTTCGGCAACGGCGAGCTCAAGTCGGTCTCCGAAATCGTCTATGTCTCCGATCTGAGCATCCAGCCGGTCACAGTGACGATGAGCCGGATCGCACCGAACGCGCAGACGCTGATCTATTCGCACGATCCTCGGCTCGCCTCTGTGGAGATCCACGATGGGCTGGCGGCGAGCGCCCGGGCGCTCGTCTCAGCGCCGCAGCTCGTCTGGTGGGGCATCGTCGACAAAGCGCCCCGGACCATTCCGGGCGCAGGGCAGGATTCCTCCGTCGCGATCAGCGTGGTGCCGGCAGGCATTCGGCTGCTCACCAAAACCAACCCAGCGAAGCGCTCCTATGCCAGCCAGAAGGGCCGTCGTGGGGGGGACGAACTTTACCTATATGCCAATGCCGCGGCGAGCTGGCAGAGGTATTGGGGCGAGGCGAAGTCGTCATGACCCTCACACGCCTAACCAGCCCGGTGCACTGGCATCGGCGGCTTGACGACGCCATCGACGCCATCCGCCTCAAGCCATTCTCATACGGCTCGCACGACTGCGCGCTGGGCCTTGTGGCGGCCGTAGTCGAGGCGGTAACCGGGGAAGACCTGGCGTCACAGTTTCGCGGGGCATATACCGATCGTGGCAGCGCCCTCGCGCTGATCAAGGCCGGCGGCTTCAGCAATCTCGGCGATATGGTCGCTTCGCTGCTCCCGGAGATCCCTGAGGGGATCGCGCATGCGCACATCGGTGATGTTGCAGCCATCCCGGATGACGGCCCGTTCGGCTACTCGCTCGGCATCGTCAATGGAGAGCGGATTTTCGTGCTGATGCCAAAGGGGCTTGGCACCGTCGACCTCCTCAAGGCGACCAGGGCGTTCAAGGTAGGCTGATGCGCAAATTCGAGGATGAAGGGCCCCGCCATCGGCCCGGCGGCTTGCTTCGTCATGCCCGCGCGTTGCTCTACAGCGCCAGCTTCGCGCTCGGCTGGACGGGTGCCGCGCATGCCGACCCGATCACAACTGCGATTTTTGGCGCAGCCTTCGCCTCGACCTTTCTTGGCGGAGTCGTCAGCACCGTCATCACGGTCGGCCTCGAGATCGGCGTCAACCTCCTAGCCAAGGCTCTCAGCCCCAGCACGGCTGGAGCGACGACGGCCGGCATCTCGACCACGGCGACGTTCGGTGACAAGACGCCGATCGGCTTCCCGATCGGCCAGACCGCGACCGCGGGCACCTTCATTTATGGCAACGAATGGGGCTCCTCGGGTGACACGCCGAATGCCTATTCGACCGATGTCTATGTGATCTCGGACCGCCCGATTGCCGATCATCCGGGGATCTGGGTCAACGGGCAGAAGTGCACCATCAACTGGGGCGCCACGCCAGCGGCGCAGGGTTATCCGGTCACCGACTTCAACAAGGACGGGGCGGATCATCTCTGGGTCCGCTATCTCGACGGCACCCAGGTCGCCGCCGACACCTTCCTGCGGGCCAAGTTCGGTGCCGATGCCAATCGTCCATGGACGTCGACCATGATCGGCACCGGCTGCGCGATCGTGATCGTGACCGCGCTCTACAACCGTGACCTGTTCCAGAATTTCAACCAGTACCTGTTCGAGCCCGGCCAGAGCGCTTGGTACGACATCACCAAGGACTCGACCAATGGCGGGTCGGGCACGCATCGCTGGTCCGACCAGACCACATGGGCGCCCACCAGCAACCCCAAGGTGATCGCCTACAACCTGATGCGCGGTGTCTACTCCGGTTCGGAGTGGCTCTATGGCGGCCAGAACCTCGCGGCGACCCGCCTGCCTGCCGCTAACTGGATCGCGGCGATCAACGCCTGTTCGACGCAGATCACCCTGGCCGACACCACGACTGAAGATCAGTTCCGCTGCGGCTTTTACGTCACCGGCGACATGGAGCCGCTATCGGTCATCGAGGAACTCGACAAGGGCTCCTCGGCCTACACTGCCGAAGTCGGCGGCATGTTCAAGACGCTGGTGGGGGCGCCGGGGAGCGCCCTCTACAGCTTTACCGACGGCGATGTGCTGGTCACTCGGCAGCAGGACGTGCAACCCTTCCCCGGCTTCGCCGACACGCACAACGTCGTCCAGGCGACCTATCCTGAGCCGGCCGAGCAGTGGCAATCGAAGGACGCTCCCGACCTCGAGGATGCCGGGCTGATCGCCGCCGATGCCGGTTTCTACCTGCCGGTGTCGCTCACCTTCGCCGCCGTGCCGTTCGGCAAGCAGGTGCAGCGCCTGATGAAGACGGCGCTCAATACGGGGCGCCGCTTCATCATCCACACCGTCTACCTTCCCCCCGATGCCTGGCCGCTCGAGGCGGGCGTCGATGTGGTTTCATGGACGTCGGCGCTCTTCGGGTACACGAACAAGAAGTTCCTGATCACTGGCAAGGCCGGGCAGCCGGGCTATCAGCAGAAGGTGACGCTGCTCGAGGTCGACCCCGGCGCCGATTACAGCTGGTCGACCGCCGACGAAAAGCCGGTCACCACCTCTTTCCTCGGCATTGTTCGGCCGGCGCCGCAGGTCCTCACCGGGTGGACGGCCTTTTCATCCGACTTCATCGACGCCTCCGGTACGGCCCGGAAGCCCGGCATCGGCGTCACATGGGATGGCGGTCAGACAGACGTCCGCGCGGTCCTCGTGACGGTTCGCGAGAAGGTGTCCGGCAACGTCGAATGGTCGGGCGAGGTCAACTACGCGGCGTTCCCGACCGGCGGCACACTGCCCCACGCCTTCCTGCCATCGGTCACTTATCAGGCGCAGGGCGACTACATCCCCTATTCGGGCCGCGACCACACGGCGTCGTCCTGGCTTGACGTCACGACGTCGGCCATCTCCACCGATCTGCCGGACTTCGGGCCCCGTGTGACGGCTCTTATCGACTACTTCAACACGGCAATCGCCGACCTGCAGGCAAGCGTCGGGCAGATCGGCGGCATCCTCGATGCCCAGGATTTTGCCAACTACCAGGACAAGCAGAGCCTATCGCTCAAGGTAACGTCCCAGGTCGGCTCCGCGGTGGCGATCGCCGGCGAACTTTTCGAGGCCGCCACGTCTGCCATTGCCGCCGAGGCGACGGCACGGATTGCGGCGATCGCCCAGATGGGAACGGCCTTCGCCGGCGGCCTCCTGGAGTTCGACAGCACTGTAACCGGGAGCGGGGCAGGGGCCACGGCGACGATCGCCGCCAAGATCAGGGCGCAGGTCGGCGACGCAGTGGCGCAGGGTGGCTGGATGTGGAAGGCCACGGCGGACGGGCTGGGTAACACCTCCATCCAGGCGCTGCTGCAGCAGGACACGCTTTACCTGGTCGACGGCGCTGGCAACATCAAAACCGCCATCACCTTCGACTTGACCACCGGGGCGATCGTCGCCGCCTCGATCAACCTGGGCTCCGGCGCCGTCGTCATCGACAGCACCGGCATCACGGTGACCGGATGACGGTGTTCCGCTCGAAGGCGAAGGTCGGCGCGGGCTTCGCCATCTACCAGTATTCAGGCAACGACGACCCGCTGACCGATCCGCTGCACCACATCCCGGCGCTGAGGCTGCACTCGGACTTCGACTATTATGCCGCCGCCGCCGGCTTCCCGCAGGATGTGACGGTCGCCCATGCTTCGATCGCTGCCGACACCGGCGAGGCGATCGGCAATCCGGCCACGGTGCAGATCACCTACTTCTACGCCGTCACGCAGAACGACTATGTGCTGGCGGCGCACAACCTCGGCTACAAGCCCAACTTCATGGTGTCGGTCGGCGGGGTGCAATACCCCGTCGCTTTTCCGGTGCAGCGCGCGGTTGGCGGTGCCCGCCGCAGCGTGATGTTCTGGGTCGACAACACGAATATCTATGTCCGCGAATACTGCATCCCGGGCAATGTCGGGCTCCCGGCCGTCAACGTCACTTACCATGTGACGGTGTTTCGCGATCCGACCGCCAGCGGCACACACCTCATGGAAGCGACCGCCTCGCGCATTCGCCTCGCCTACGGCAAGTTCGATACCAACGAGCGGATGGCGCGCGAGCCGGACACCGGCGAGACCGTCTACAACGTGCCCACCGATCGCACCTGCGACATCAACAATGGGCATTTCCGCTTCATCCTGCCCGACGGCAGCTTCTACCAGCTGGCGCCGATCTTCGGGTTCAACTCCTATCTCGGGACGCAGTTCGTCAGCGTGCCTGCCAAGGGCATCGCCATCTGATGGGCATCCCGAAACTGTCGATCAAGGCTGGGCTGATCGAGCTGCTCGACGGCGTCCGCAAGGTCTTCAGCACCACACTGCTGCCGATCGCCCGAATACCCGCGGCCGCGATCACGCTGTCGGGCTATAACGTCACCTTCCCCGATCCGGTAAAGGACTTCCTCTACTACCATTCGAGCACGCACACCTCGACGCATCGAACCGAGTTCGTCGAGATGTTCGTGACCGCGCCGCCCCAGAAATGGGGGCCGGCCGGTGCGGAGGGCGTCACCAACACGCTGGCCGACATCCTGCTGGGCACTGTGCCGTCGGACGCCGACTATCTCGACGTCCAGCTGACTCTCAACAGCCGGACGACATACACCTATACGTTCTGCGCCTCCTCGCTGCCGCCGTTGGTCGATCCGGGAAAGCAGACGCAGCTGCTCGGCGGCTCGTGCCCGCTCGAGGAAGGGCCCAACTGGGCGCGATCGATGGACATCGTGCTCGGCGCCGACAATGGCGACGGCACCAAGAACGTCTATCTGCGCCGCTGGCAGTGTGCGGCAGCGAGCGATCCACAGTTCACGGGGAGCCAGTACACGCCGCAATCGGTGGTCGGAAACCCGATCTACGCCATCGGCGGCAGCGTCTACACTACTACCTCGCCGAGCGATGTCTGGGGTTATGGCAGTGCCAACCAGATCGCGACCTATCCGGCGACCGACCCCACAAGCTTTGCCGCGATCTTCAACTTCGACCTGGTCATCACCCCCGGCTACATCAACGTCGGTTCGCCGACGCTGAAAAAGCCGTTCGCCATGGTCACCGACCAGCTGCTCTACGGCACCGTTCCAACGGCTTCGTCCTATTCGGCGACCATGAATTTTGGCCCGGCGGACGCCAACCGCTGGATGGTCCTCTCGATCGTTGCGACCAACCTCACCACCGGCACGCTGGCGGTCAGCTCGGTCAGCATCGGCGGGGTCGCGGCGTCCATCGTAGTGCAGACGTCGAGCAGCAGCGGCACCGCCTTCACGACGGCGATCGCCATCGCCAAGGTGCCATCGGGGACATCAGGCGCGGTGACCGTCAACTTCAGCGGCAGCGCCACGAGCAACATCAAGGCGCTCGGACTGCAGCTGACCGCCATGTACAACCCGGCATCGTCGACGCCAGTCGCCACCCTCAGCCGCGGCACCTCCGGCGGCACCGGCGCCCTGGCCACGGCGGCAGGTGGCGTGGCCGTCGCGGCGGTCGCCAGCGGCAGCACGCCCGACACGCTGGTCGGCATCGAACACGGCGGCACGACCGAGCAGATGGGCTGGCAACAGACCGACGGCACCACGCTCAACATCGGCGCGACCACCGGCGGCGGCAACCAGACGATCATCGCTGCTGCCTCGTGGCACTGACTTATTGGGACTGGGTGGTCCGCCGCGACAATACAATCTTCTGGCCGGCGCGCGGAATCGTGGTCATGTGCGCCGGGCTCTGCGGCAGCACGGCGATCAAGGCAGCGGCGATCGGGGCGCCATCGGAAAACGTGCACCTCGATCCGCGGCTGCGCTACGTCCGCAACACCGATCTGGCCAGCCTCGGCCTGCCGGTGGTCGCAATCTGGCGCGATCCGGTCGAGCGCTGGTGTGCATGGTGGCGCGAGCTCAACCGGCTGCCGAGCCATCCGTTCTACCCCGATATCGCCGATCTCAGTGACCTCGACGGCGTCATCGACTGGACGGCGGCCCATATCGACCGCCGCGACTTCCACTTCCATCCGCTGCGGCGGCTCTATTCGCTCGGCGGCGCGCAGCTGCCCGGCCGGTTCATCCACCTGTCGGCACTGAGCGAGGCGTGGCCGGAAATCCCGCCGCGCGCGCCAGGCGCTCCGGTCGCGCTGACGAATGCCCAGCGAGACCGGCTGCGCGCGCTCTACGCCGTCGACTATCGCCTCCTCGAGGCGCTCTCCCTCAGCTGAGGATATCCCAGCATGGCTTACACACTCACCCCTGCGCCGGGGACGATCTCCATTTCCGGAGCCACGATCACGGGCGTCGGCACGACCTTCACCGCCTACAAGATGGGCGCGGAGATCTTCGTCAAAGACATCGGGGTTGTGGGGCAACTGGCGTCCGATCCGACCAGCGACACGAGCGCCACGCTGGCACAGGCATGGGCGGGTTCCGCGGTGGCGGGGAAGGCGTTCGGCGTCTATCCGCAGAACGACCCGGCCGTCTATGCCAAGCGCGTCCGAGACCTTCTCAACAGCCTGGCCGTGCCCAAGACCGGCCAGAACATGGCGTTCGATGGCGCCTCAACTACGGCCGGTGACCCCGGCGCCGGCAAGGTGCGCTTCAACTCGGCGAGCAGCCCGACCATTGCATGGATCAGCTACACCGACGCTGATGGAAACGACATCACGTCGCTGGTCAAGGCCATGGATGATGTCGCCAACACCACGTCGCGGTCCTCGGTGACGTTGCGGCCCACCGATGGGGCAAACGCCTTCATCGATCTCAATGTGACGGGCGCCATCACCGACAACACGACCTATGCCGCGGTGCCGGTTTCGCTGCGCGCCGGGACCGTGCCGGCCAACCTGGCCGCTCTCGCTATGGCGGCTGTGCCGGCGGGAGCGGATGGCACCAGCGGTTCGAACGGCAATGCGCCCGGCATCCCGCTCACCTTCGATACGACCACGACCGACGCCGATCCGGGCGGCCCGGGCAAGATCAGGGCCAACAACGCCACCTTCGGCTCAATCGGCTTCCTCTATATCGACGGCACCGATACCGGCGGCATTTCGACGGCGGCGGCGGTGGCACTCCTCTCCGCGGCCTCCAATGCCGTCGCGCGCTCCATCGTCAACTTCACCACGGCGCTCGGCACGGAGCAGATGAGCTTCAAGGTGACGGGCGCGGTCGTCGATGGCGGCTCTGGCACCTATTGGAAGATCCCCGTCACCGGCATTTCTGGGTCGCTACCGACCAACGGCACGACCCTGCGGATGACCTTCTCGCCTTCGGGGGCAGATGGCGCAGGTTCGGTGAGCAGCGTAAACGCCCAGACTGGCGCCGTGCTGCTCAAAAGCAGTGAGCAGATCGAGAACCTCGGACTCGCTTTCTCGGTAGCGGCCTCGGCGCTCACCTGCGCCCTGAAGCAGGCCGATGGTGCCTCGGATGCGACTGCCTCGGCTCCCGTATACGTCGGCGTGCGCAATGCGACGCTCACCAGCGGCGCTTTTGCCCAGCGGTCGATCACCGGGGCCCTTTCGCTCACGGTGCCATCCACGGCCACCCTGGGGCATACCAGCGCCGTTCCCGGCAGCCTCTACTGGTATCTGATCGACAATGCCGGCACGCTCGAACTGGCCGTCTCGGCGACTGACTTCGGTCGGGCCGGCATCGCCTCGACCACCACAATCGCTGGCGGGTCGAACACTGCGGCGACAATGTATTCGGCGACCGGGCGCTCGAATGTGCCGTTCCGAAAAATCGCAAGCACCATCGACACGCAGACCGTTGCGGGAACGTGGGCGGCGGCGCCATCGACGGTGCAGCTCTCGCCGACGGCAGATGACACCAAGCTGGCGAAATCGGCCAATCTGTCCGACCTGGCCAGCGCTGCGACGGCGCTGACCAATCTGGGCGGGTTCGGCGTCATCAAGGTCCAGACCTTCACGTCGTCGGGCACCTATACGCCAGACCCCAACATGGTTTTCTGCTTGATGCGGGGCGTAGGGCCCGGCGGTGGGGGTGGGGGCGTCGTGGGCTATACCGGCGGTCTCGAGATCGCCTCTGGCGGCAGCTCCGGCACCTATTCCGAGGCGATCGCGAGCCGCGCCACGATCGGTGCATCCAAAGCCGTCACGATAGGCACCCCGGGTAGCGGGGCAGCTGCGGGCGCCAACGCCGGCACGGACGGGGGCGACTCGAGCGTTGGAAGTCTGCTCGTCTGCAAGGGTGGCAAGGGCGGCGCGGGCACCAATGGCGTCGGCGCGACCGGCTCGCCTGCGGCGATCGCC